ATTGCTGAAGAACTACAACGTCTTGGGCATTGGGAATTTGGCAGTACACTGGAAATACTCAACATATATCAACGCTACTATGCCAACAAGTCTGGGCACATGCTGGACGTTGGCTGTAACATTGGCACCTGGACTGTACCATTAGCACAGCGATATCCGCAAAATACTATATTGGCCTTTGATTGTCAGCCACCGCTGGTTGAATGCGTACAGCAAACTATACAACTAAATCAATTAACTAACGCACAAGCAACTTGTTGTGCAGTGTCAGACGCTTGCGGTACAGCAACCTATAACAAAATAGACTATGAATGGGGAGCAAATTTTGGCGCATATGAATTTGAACCACCTTACGCACAGTCTGACTTTAACGGACAAACACTAGCGGTAACTGATACCATAGCAACCAGAACCATTGACAGTTTGAATCTTGATTCGGTGGTGTTTATTAAATTAGATATAGAAGGTATGGAGTTCAAGGCCCTTGAAGGCGCTGTCAATACTATACAACGCTGTGGACCTTTTGTGGCATTTGAACATCATAAAACTGATAGAAAAGCGGCCGAACAATTGTTACAGGATTTAAACTATACAATACATCACATGACCATTGGGCAAATGACTCTAGCTACGCCAGCTGATTTGTAAATCGTTTTTATCACTGGCTAGACAATCTAACACTTGTTGGGCAAACAGTTGATTTTGCTCTGTGCTAAAATGATTTCTTCTATCATCATTTATAAGAGCTGACCCTGAGTGGTCAGCACCTAGACTTAATTCAACCAATGGTGTTGAGACTTTGGTGCCTGACAGCAGTTTAAACGGCTCTTGACTGCTGCTAAATGATTGGAAGTGCAACACTTGACGTCCTGCCAACAGTTGATTCAGTTCTAAATACCAATGTTTTACTGCCCACAAGCTGATTTCGTCATCAGCAAAATATTTAAGATACTGTTGTTTGACCTGTTCAGCTTCGTGATTCTTAAACAGTTTTTGAGCACTGAGTGGTCTATGCGGGTTGGTATGGCAAAAGATAAACGTCTGCATATCTGGAAAGCTGGCCAAATTCTCTAAGAGATTTTTTCTAGTCAACCACCAGCTGTCGCCGGGAAATCCTCGTCCACGTAGTTCACAACCTAATTTAGCAGCAACTGCATTGGGCCAATCTGTAACTTCCTTGCGATAATAACAAAAGCTATCACCACCTATGTATAAGCGTTTCACGAGTGTACCCGAACGCCGTACAGTTGTTCAAAGCGATCTGCGTCAGCACGGTCATTGACCATGGGTTCGCCACGTATGTTCAGGCTGGTATTGAGTAACACAGGGCAACCAGTCTGTTCCATCCAGGCTTCTAACAGTCGCCTTATACCTGACCCGTCTTTGGGCACTGTTTGTATGCGACTGGTTCCATCTATGTGAATGACTGCTGGGAATACATCAGGATACTTACAACGTCCAACAATCTGCATGTAACGGCTATCACTCCACCCTGAGGGCATTTCAAAATAAAGATCAGCATATTCCTCTAACACCACCGGAGCAAACGGACGGAACTGTTGACGACGTTTGATCGCATTTACTCTATCTTTTATATCCGGTCCCCTGGGGTCGGCGAGGAGACTTCTATTTCCAAGAGCTCTGGGTCCAAACTCTGCCCGACCGCTAGCGACACCGCAGATTCTATCACTGAGTAAACTATCGACGATGGCATCAACAGGATATTCTCCTGTGATTTCATGGCCAAGGTACGCATCTCTCCAGTTAATTCTGTGTCCGTATGCCAATGCGGCAGCGCCAAGACTGCTACCAGCGTCACCAGGACAAGGCATAATCCAAATGTTTTCAAAAAATTCACCAAGTTTTCTATTAGCAAGACAGTTTAAAGCAACGCCACCCATGTAGACTAAATTAGAGCTCCATCCAAACTCTCGGGCGTAACGCATTATATTATATATCAGTTGTTCTGTTAAAACCTGCGCACTAGCAGCAATATCTTCATTACTGGCCTCAGGTAAGAATCCAGGATCAATACCTATGTGTAGATTTTCACTGAGCAAAGGGCGTAGTTCTTCAACATAACGAGGTTCACCCCAAGCTGCCATGCCCATGGTAATGTATTCTTCATCCAACGGGTGTAGGCCAATACGCTGAGTAACAGCACTGTAAAACAGGCCTATTGAGCGTGGGTAGCGTTGTCCCCATAACTTGTGATATTGTGCCAGACCCGTTTGATCATAATGTGCGGCATATATTGATACAGTATCAAACTCACCAATGGCATCTATTACAACCACTGTGGCCCGGTTGTAAGGGCTGGTCTGAAAGCCAGCGGCCGCGTGACTAAGGTGATGATTATAACTTTTAATATGTTTGGGTAGATATTGTAACCAAGCACCCAATTGTTGTTTAAGTATTTGTCTAGTGGTCAAACTGCCAAAATCAACACCTTCTCCTGATCTTAAACGACGCAACTGTTTGATCAATGGACGTTCATAATATGCTATGGTGTCTATAGGGTATTCACAAAACTCATTCAACATGCTGGAATGAATATTGCTATCATTCTTGCGTTTACTGTAGCGTTCACTGTGTCCAGCAAATACAATATCACCGTGCGTGTCGATCAAGGTGGCAGCGGCATCGTGAAAGCCTGCACTGATACCAAGTATATGTTGAACTGGTGCTAGTTTCATTTATAGATAAACGGATCTCTTTTGCGTAGTTCTTTAAGCTTCTTACGATAGCGTATTTCCAATCGAATACGACTGATTATGTTTTTTATCCAAGACATGATATTTGTTTCTCCATATAATCTGCGTCCCACCAATGATACGGGTACTGCACTTGTGCTTCATTGGTTCTTATTGCACAAACATTTAAGTGAGTATTTAACTGTGCCCAGATCGCCTGGCAATCTTCTGTGCCAAAGCTACGTTGTAAGTCCACTTGTCCCACCTGCGGGTGTCCTATTGTTAAACTTTTATCTTCTGGGTCAAAGTTGTTGTCACGGAGCCATCCTCTAAATTCTTTAAGGTGATTGATCTGCCAGGGCCTGTTGGATGGGTCTACTCCCCACTCTATATCAAAGTCTCCGGCAGCTTCGGTTTGTGCTTTGAGGCTAGTTGTGGTTAGTTCACCTATTCTACTGTCACGCCCTTCATCGTTGAACACTTCCCAATGGTGTTTGCCCACTGCTTTGTTAACGCCCACATATACTCCGCCCAGTGTACGATTGATAGTTTCTACGCCAAACAATTCATAATCTGCTTCATCCAGAGTAAAACGTGGTGCCCGTAACCAACACATGAGTTGACTGGGTCTTTCCCACTCGGGTGCTGTGTGTTTTTTACGCCAGCTCAGTTGCCACGATTCAAACTCGTGACACAACAGATTTAACTGTCTAATATGCCAGCGTGTGGTGTTGTCTGCCCGCCAATAGTAGTCGCTGATATGCCCGCTACTGCCTTGTAAGTCTTCAAAATAACGATGTAGCTGATTAAAATGTGCATGGTCAACACCCTGATCCTCTGCTACACTGTTGGCCAGACTAAAGTGATCGTTGATTTGATAACCAATATTGGCTCGGTTAATGGCCTCAATGCTTTGGTTTATTTTTTCCAGTATATAAGTGCCATTTCTAACACTGTCAGCAAATCCTAAAAAACAAAAGTTCTTTTCTAAATGATATTCTTTGGCAATCAACTCATTCAGGGCTTGAAGCCATTTGCGACTCAATGTATTATCGGCCACGTTGATGTACACAGTCAGGGCATCTGTGCCTGTGCCTAGATCTATTTCAACAACATCAAGCAATTGAGTTGTACCATTCATAAATTTCTGGATCCTGTTGTAGTATATCCGACAGAGTATGGGTATCTTTGCGGATCTGTTCCAACTGTAATATGCGACGTTTGCCCTTGGCAAGCCCAGCTTGATAAGTGTCGGGCCATTGCTCTGAAAACACGGGTCGATTTTTTAACTGTAACAGTACGTCTCGTAATGCTCCTGTATTTACATTGGCCACCAGCGTGTCTACTTTTTTGTCTAATAGCTCTCTTGGCAAGGCCAATGGACTCAGCACAATATCTGGGCTGAAACTAAACACCACTTTGGCCAGGATGTCAACTCCAAATTCTTCTGCAAGTCGTTGTATGTTTTCAACTTCAAACAGGCCTGGCAGGGTAAGGGTAAAATCAATACGCATTTGTCGACGATGCCGGGCAATTGCCACGCCGTGGGCAAAATTATCTCGCCATGTACTATAGTCAAGTCCAGTACGGATGTATTCGCCAGTGGCTCCTGTTCCGTCAATGCTGGCACAGATTTGCCAGTCTCTGACATGCGCTAGGATATCCGTAAACAGATCAACACCACCATAACGGGTGCGACTAAGATTAGTATTGTACCTGGCATAAACACGTGGACCATCTCCTAATTCAATTATACGTTTCATGTAACGCCAGTGCTGTTCATACATCAACGGTTCACCACCAACCCAGTATACTTCTTCTACTCTGTGTTGTTCTACTGCTTCAGCAAATTCTGCTTCTACTTGTGTGTCTTGAAATGCACTTATTTGCTCGCGCACTTCGGGTCGCATCCAGTTGTTTTTGGGATTGTCCCAGTTGATCATGTTGTGCTGACGTTGCTCGCTTTCCCATGCGCTGCTCAACATGTCGCCGCAGGTACGGCATTTAAAATTGCACAAGTTACTGAAGCGATAGTCCCAGCTGACAGGTTTCATGGTGGTACGACCAGTTGTGTCCGTTGTGTCCCATAAGTCTGCTAACTTATGCCCAAATAGTCGATTAAAATAGTTTCGATATACGTCTGTGTTTAATAATTTGCTATTGCACACATCGCACTCGGGCAGGGTTTCGCCCGCCATCATACGACGTCGAACATCACGCATATGATCTCCATTCCAGTGTTCGTCTAGTGTGATAGGAATGTACTTGCCTGTGCCTGAACTGGTATCTATGTACTGTTCAAAACTCTGTGCCGGCTCACGACTTGCACAACACATACGTCGTTCTGTTTGTGGACTAAGATAGGTATGAGTCCACGCGGCCATACACAGTGTTTTAGGAACTTTATTCATGGAATTCAACTTGATCTAGTACCAAAGGCGTAGTGGATTGCTTTACTTGTTTTAATATATCGAGATCCACAGCATGCCCTATAACTGCGGTGCCAGCATAATATCTAATTTTTTCTTCTCCGTGTAGCTCAACAAATTCTGGATCCTGTCGTTTAAATTCTGCTACAATTTCATCTTTGGTATCTACCAAGTTGTCAACATGACCAAGGCCGGTCAACACTATACCAGGTTTAATAACGTCATGAAAACGACAAGTGGTGTTTAGCGAACCAAAATCGTTTTCTCTATATATCTGTAGTGGATTGTGCCCCACGTAGGGATTAATCAACAGTGCGTCACCAAATTGACTATATTCTTTGAATTCAAATGACGCTGGCAACGGAACCGATTGATCAGTTAACCATTCAATTTGTAAATTGTCTAGTCTATGAGGAGAAGTTTTTCCAAATTGTATAGCATGTAAACAGTGGTGTAGCTCATACAGTAGCGTGTCGTGTTGTTCTGGAATGTTTTCAAATCCAATTTGACCCACAGAGTTTTCTAGATCTTTATGCAACTGTGCTGTGATAGATATATCATAATGGTCTGTAAGCCATTCCCAACCAAAGGCTGTTTTAGCTCGATGCGCCAGCTCAATCATATAGTCAGGTGTGTATGTGTTGGTATCGCGATAAAACGGCGGTTCTTGCTTGTTTTGTAATTGAGTCAGATCAAAATACAAACGCCCTGTTTCTGTATCGTCTACTACTACTTCTATCACAGGTTGATCGTGGAACTTGATTGATATTTTCATGTGTATTGATTAACCAAGTATAAAATTTTTCACTGGCTCAACAATTTCATCAAGCCACAATTGTTCTACTGTTTTAGCATCATAGAACTTTTCAAAATTGTGTTGTATTTTTTGCTGGCTCTCAGCATCTTGGAACAAGGGACGACCAGCTTTGAACTCAGTGTGCAGTCGATCAAGCTCGGCAGCAATTGCACGTAATCGTTTTTGATCATTGTAGATGTTGTCATAGCTTTCGTCAATCACATGCCCAAATGTTTCAAATCCTAAATCTTGAAAGAACTTCAAAGTATAAGGTGTTCCATAGGTCATAAACGGATGTCGAAATGCAAACGGTTTAAAACTTTTTTCACTAATAAACAAACGTTGTCCAGGTGGCGGGCACAGTGACTCATCACGGCAAATGCCCAGAGTTGTTTCTACTACCAAACTGAAGTTGGTGTTGGTGTACCAGTCTGGATTGTAGTGACGGTCATTGCTGACACCCTTGTCGGCCCAGGGCGATTCGTTGGCATCACGCATGGGTGCATCGCCAGCAATATAGTGTCCGCGTTGCACATAACTGTACAAGCTGTCTGACAGATACGGTGTGGCAACGTTGAACAAAGCGTCACGATGATCGCGGACCATGTTCATTAACAATAGAAAAAACTTGTCAGGACCTGATGGCGTGGTATTGTACTGCAAGTCTTGATCACTGTATATAAAATTTTCATTGATCCACATCCAGTTACGTGAACGCAGGGTCATTATGTTATCAACCACTGTGGTGTTTTCGCAGATATAACTGTCCCAAAGATGATTGATAATGATCTGGAATCCCAAGTCAGTCCAGTGTTTTATTGTGGCCGCGTCTACATCTCTGTAATCAAAACAAATCACATACTGTGCTGGATCATAAGTGACATTGGGCTTTACAAATTCATGTTGAAAATGTGGTACCCAGTGACTGGCCAATTTGGATCCAAGAAACTCCCAATTACGATCGCAGAGTAATATTTTATTAGCCATCAAATGTATATCCTATTAGTTGAGCAAATTCAGGTTGTACCGCTGATAAATCTTGTTGGCGCTTGCGATCCAAGTCGGCTATCTTCATGCGTGTCATAAAGCCGTCGGTGCTGGCGCCGCGATTCATAAAATCTCTTATACGGTCAAAATCGCCACGATAACAGGTCACCACTGAGTCCAAGTATTCTGTAATGGCCTGTTTGGCTGTGTCGGGCAAACAAGCAATTGAAAAATACCAAGCATCGTGCATCATGTTCCAATAAACAAAATTAAAACTTGATTGATTTTGTTCTAACCAAGTTGCCACTTCGCCCAGGTAACGTACATTGAACACATTCACAGTGGTACACACCTGCAGTTCAATGTTAGAGTATATTTCTTTAAGATCTTTAAAGCGATCCAGGTTGGCACACACTTCAGTCCATACGGCGTTGCTACGTTGATATTCAAACCGGGCACCTACATCGTCGATGCTGAATGCAATTTCTACTGTTTTAAAGTGACGCCATATAGCTTCGCCGCGTTCAGGATACTGTGTGCCATTGGTGTTGTAGTGTATTTCTATGTTGCCTGCAATGCCGCGATCTATTAGACCCTGCAACATGTCAAAGTGCTCGGCAATCATAAACGGTTCGCCGCCAGTGAATTCAATGTAGCGTATTTGATCTACCACTTGTTCTATTTCGTTCCAAAAGGTAGGATTGTTTCTGGGCCAGGCGCCTTGCCGTAGCATTTGATAGTGATGATTGCTTTTTTTATCTTCGTCTCGACTCAGGTTAGCAAGTTCTTCTGTGGCAAATGTACTACTTGACCATGAACCACAGATACGGCATTTGAGATTACAGATATTGCCTAATTTTAAATCCAAGAACATGAGTGGTTTGGCATCTGCTGTCCAGTCAGCATCAGGGATCATATGTTTGAGTCGATCCAAAGTATGCATACGTTTGCTGGTACGACCACTGCGTTCTTCTCTGAAACATTTACGACAAGTCTGCGGTTGTTCACCACGGATAAACTGTTGCCGTAGTTCGCGCATACTTGTGCTGTTTTGTATGTTGACAAAGCTGGCTGTGGCCAAGTTAAACTTTTCTCCGGAGTTGTCTACCAGCTCATCTTCGGCCAAACAGCAAGGGCGCACAGTGCCTATAGGGCTAGCTTCCAAGCTGACCCAAGGCAATACGCAAAATTTATTGTGTGGTATTTTCATTTACTAGTCCATATAATCTTTGTGCCCATTGTCTGTGACAAACAGCACTATGATGCAGTTTATCGCTGGCTGCGTTGTCCATTAACCATGTTTCGTCAGGCAATTTTCTATCTACGTGCAACACAATCTTCTCAGCGGCCAGCATGTCATGATATTCTTGAGATATATCCTCAATCAGTATGTTTATAATAGGCACAGAGGCAATTTGACACAATAAATTACACACAATAATTGTGTCAATCCAGGCACAATAAAAGTTTTTTTCTCCTGTGCGTAGTAACTCCTTAAAGGCAGTACTAGAATTCATTATGTTTTCTTTTTTAGGTATGTTATTGTGCCACATGGTACGTCTAATAGGATTAGGCCATTGTGCTATGACAAAATCCGGGCGCTGAGTGTGTGTTAGTGCTTGTACCAAATTTGATTGCACATCGCCTGCATTGCCTGCAGGCACGCCTTGGTTGTCAATATCCACGGCCAGAAGCGCACTCAACACACTTACATAGCAGTCTGCAACAGCAATGCCCACCCCAGCAGTATGACTACAACCCAGTGCTAGTGCTGTCATTTTAAGGCCACCAATTCAGGAATTGCATCTAATAGGCTTTCTTTTCTAATACTATCTAAATCGTATGTCTTGCGCCAGAATGAATCGATCAGTTGTGTGTTATCAGTGGCCATCATAAAGGTAATGGCACTTTCGAATCCCACAGTGGCACGATTTAACGGATCCAGTGGGCGTAGCCACTCCAGGTGTTCATCATACGCTACTCGTACACGTTGTTTATATTTGATAGGTGCAATATCAATACGCAAATGTGCAGGGTCTTGCAGGATGTTTACATTTAGGTCTTGAGCACGGATAAAACCTTGTTTGACCCAGGCACGATGGAACTCTGGCAGGTGTAGGGCATTCATTATGCTTAGTGTAGGACTTATGTAAAAGTCCACATTGGGACATGTTTCAAGCATTTGCATACGGTTACGTTCTACAGTATCCCAATCGGTGCCCTTGCGTATGTACTCTGCACGTGGGCCCATGGCATCCAAACTGGCACCAACTGCTACACTTTTAAATCGTTTCCAATAATCAAACACAGTGCGATCTTTTAGTTTGGTGTGTGTAAAGTTGGTATTGTATATAAGACGTACATCAAAGCGTCCACGGCGCTCTAGCTCGTCTAGGATGTTATAGTGTTCCTTCATCATCAAGGGTTCGCCACCAGCAAAGTATATCTGTTCAACATAATCCAAGTGCGGAACCAACTGTTCCCACATGTCGGTTTCGGTACGACCAGCATAGTTCAATACTGTGTGTTTCTCGGCCCAGTCACCGCCGGCCAACTTGGCTTGGTCTTGATACCAATTACTACTGAAAATGTGCCCACAACTGCGACAACTTAGATTACACAAGTTACTAAATCGTATGTCCCAATAGGTCATTTCAAACGGGTTGGCATCTAGTTTCTTTATATGATGCCCGTGATGTTTGTTAGCACTTTTACGCCCAGAGAAAAATCCTGACTCTTCTTGTTCGTAACAACGAGTACAAGCGGCATGTGGTCGTTCGCTCAGCATGTCTGCACGTAGCTGTTGCATGGGTTTGCCGCGCCAGATTGCCTCGAGGGTATCGGTTTTACAGTTGCCCACAACACCTGGTTTCATTTCAGCATGGCAACAAGGATATGCTTCACCTGTGGGATAAGCATGTAGGTGTATCCACGGATAGATGCAGAATGTTTTTGAATCTTTTAATAAAAATTCTTCGCGCTCGGTCAGCTCCACTGGCTTTACTAAATCGGTACTGTTGTAATTGTATGACATTATAGTGAATCGTACCAATCTTTTAACACAGGAAATGTCTTAACAAAGTCTTTGCCTCTACGTTGATCGTACTGAGTATGGAATTGCTTGAAGTCGTTGTGTAGCTTGGGCATTTCAAATGTGTCGCTGTGCGGAGTCTTGACACGATCCAAATATTCAATCAATCTATTTACATGGTTAACTTCATGTTCGTGTATGTAGTCTGCTGTGCGGTGTTGTTCCAACCACATGATCAGGCGATTACGATAATAAAGTAGCAGGTGCTCCGGCAATACCAATGGGCTTTGGAAACTAGGAAAGCGTAAGATATTAAGTGTAAAACTTACACGTTCTTTACCGTAGACTCGTTTTAGTTTTACTAGTTGGTCTAACAAGTGATCTAAACTATCCAAGCACAACGCATTAATGGTACACATACAGTGTACCGCTTTGATTGAATCATGCTCCAACAACTCTTGAACATTGTGCATCCATTGACTATAGTCCAGACCGTCACGAATATACTCGGCCTGCCCATCTACAGCTTCCATACTGGTGTATATTTCTAAATGTGGAATGTCCGCAACTTTCTCAATGAACTCTTGTAGCTTGATTGAGTCCATGCCTAGGTTGCTATTGATTGCCAACTTGGTCGTACTACGACCTTTGTTGTCTTTGAACCAATCAATCAGCTTCCAGGTCTCGCCTGACATCAATGGCTCGCCGCCAGTAATTCTTAATTCTTGGAGTGTTTGGTGGAGGTCTGACTCCCACCAAGCAAAGAACGCTTCAACATACGGATTTGTTTCGCCAAAGCGGTATAGTTGACTATGATCGTGAGCGTGAGTAAAGTGGTTACGCCCATCAGACACCAGGCGCTCATAGGCACCGTTGGATCGTATGTCTTTAACCCATGTGCTACTGAAAGCAGGGTTACAATAGCTACAAGCGAATTGGCAAGTGCGATCGAATGCAATTTCAAGCGTACGAAGATTGACATCTTCTTGGCTGGGTGTGTTGTATGCTTCATTTAATGCCTCCAGTGGATAAATTTTACTTTTATATACACGGTCGCTTATAGCATCCACGCCCATGTCTTCAATCTTCCAACAGTATTCACAACCACTAGGACGATTGCCTGCCTGCATCATAGCACGATCCAATTTTTTAGTTGGAGTATTGTGTATGGCTTTAGGATTTGTTTTTAATGCTTCTGTATCAATTGCGTGTGCCGGTGGATGATGGCACGAAGTAGTTTGCCCTGACCCTAGCCAGATAGTGGCATTGTACCATTTGGCCGCACAGAAGCTGGCACTTTTGGTATCTAATACCTGTTGACGGAATTCTAGTTCATTCATTGATATATTGACAGATAAATTGTTTGAAACGGCCAGAAAATTGACCAGGCACTTGTGTTCTAAGTTCTGTGTAATGTTGCTGGTTGTATTTACATATATTATAACACTCTTTAAGGAAACTTGCAAGGTCTTGTTGACATAAATCTTCTACAACTTTGGCCACACGTTCAATACGGTCTTGACTGTTTTCAATTTGATCAAAGCTCTCATCAATCAAGTGGCCAAATGTTTGAAATCCCAAACGGTGTAGGTCTCTGTAGTAGCCAGTATTGGCCACCACTACAAACGGGTGTGCCATGGCAACGGGTTTCCAAATCTTTTCTGTCCTAAAACTATAAGGATAGTTGAACACTGTTTCGGTCACTACACTAAAATAGGTATCAATATAGGGCAAAGGATTCACATAGATCTCTCCCCACTCTTTGTCAAACAAGTGGTCATCCATAAATGTGGTGTTTGGTAACGGCAAATCAACGCGATGTTGATAACGATCCACTTCGTACTGTTTGGGAAGATAATGAATATCGCGAGGAACGTACATGAGATTTTGATTGTTGTGCAAAAACTGTATGTTTATTTCTGCCAAGGCTTGATCAGTGTACAAGTATCCACCGTTGGGTTGTCGTATCAGTTGTAGTCCTCTATCCAAATTGGTCCACAATGCTGACTGTAATAGACCGTTGACATCAAATCTTTCCAATAGATATTTTCTGTGTGGGCGAGTGCGGCCATTTAAAAATAAAAACTTGTAGGGCTTGACTGTTTTTGTAAAGATTTCTTTGGCCTGCTCAGCGGCCAAAACATTTTCATCAAAGTCAAATACCTTGGGTAAAAAATACTCATGCAGTATGTGTGGCCAACCCGCAGGTAAATCGCCACCAGTGACCAACAGAATCTTTTGATCCTCAACCAGTTGTTTGATACCTTTGAGCAGGCACAGTGTGACCAGTGTTTCAGACCCTTCGCCTGGAATGCTTAATACAATTTTGGCTGAACCGTCGGCAGCTATTTGTTTAATACGTTCGGTATTGAGATTGAACTGGTTGCGACCAATTACATACACAGCATCGTTGATCAGTTGGTGTTGATTAAAATCCCAAAATTCTGCATCAGCGTATGATTTTAATTCATTGTATACGTCGCATAGTGTGTCTAGTACTAGTTTACGATTGTTGAGCATGATACCTGCACTCGGTCCACCAGGCCGTCATTTCTGGGAACACACTCAAAAAGTCTGTGCCATGACGTCGATCTGCTTCTGAGAAGAATCGATAGCAGTCAGCTTTGTTCCGGTTGATATATGCTGGATCTAATCGTTGTCCATCACGCATCCAGGCAATGTCACGATCCAAGCGGGCTATTTCATAGTCTTTGAATCCTTGCAGTCTAGTCTCTTCGGTTTCAATTTGACGTATCATCCAGGCCCATAACTGTTCAAGTTGATCTACATAGCTTTCTGGCAACAGTTGTAGACTTTGCCACGTGGGCTGACGTAGTACCGGAGTATCGAACCAAACACGTTGGTAAGTCGTGCTGTACAATTTACGCAGTCCAAGAATGCCAGCAAACAAGTGTGGCAATCCAGTGACACTTAGGTTGTTCATTGTAATGATAAATGTTACCGAGTTGCGTCCTGGAATATCTGTTAGGAATTGATTGACACGATCCCATACCAAATTGAAGTCCATGCCATGGCGAATATATTCTGCTTGTGGGCCAAAACTGTCAAGACTCACATACTGCATAAAGTGTTCAATCTTCTCGCCTTCACATAGTTCTTTGACATAGCCTTTGTATTTCTGCCACGACTTTTCATCCACACTAAAGTTACTTGTTACATTAAGATGTAAGTCGGGCTTAGGGTTAGCTAATACATAGTCAAACACACGATAGGTATTCTTGTCCAACATGGGTTCGCCACCGGTCATGCGGAAGTGTTTGAGTTCTGGATACAGTGTGGGCCACCAATCCCAAAATGCATCTACATAGGGATTGTGCTCGCGAACTGGAATAGGACGATTGCGGCCCACAAAGTGACCGGGATCATTATGAATAGTGCTTGTAGGATATCCGCCCCATTTATCGACTTCTTGTTGCCAAGTCGAACTAAATTGTGGACTACAATAGCTGCAAGACAAATTGCAGGCATGATTAAAATTAACTTCCACATAACTAGGAACAACATCTTCATCTCCGTTTGAATTCATTATACTATCAAAGTCTTTAGCGGCCCAAGGCTCACCACTACGATAATGGCGATCGCTTAGTTTACCATTGTCTTCCATAGTCCAGCAATAACTACACTCGCCGGGACGTTCTTGCTTTAGCATAATCTTGCGCTGTTCTTTTTTGTGTGGGGTGTTATGTAATGCTGATGGATTATCTTTTAATAATTCTGCTGGTATTGCGTGTAGGGGCGGATGATAGCACGAGTTATTAAGTCCAGTGGGCAGGTGTAGGCTAACTTGTTTCCATTTGGCCAAGCACAGTGCGTGTCCAAGATTCTCTTTCATGAACTCTGCATCGCCCAGAAACTTTGATTTAAAGTCTGTTACAACTTCATCGCCTTTGTTTTGCAAGTTACCAACCTTCTTGTTGACGTATTACATCCAGCTCTCGCACTGTGACACCACGATTGTGCCAGTTTGATCTATAGTGTTTCTTAAAAAATGCACTCTCTGGTGCCAACATAGTAATCATGGGCAGATCCAGTTGTGTGGTCAAATCCTCGGCCACGCGGCCAGCCAACATTTCTGGGTTTGAGTCTTTGACTGTGTCCCAAAGTTTTTCTAATTCAGCAAAGTCCTGCACCACACGATGGTCCCATTGCGGAGTGATCATGGTCATATAAGTTCCCATTCGTGCTCCAGCAATACTCCAAATACCGTGATCCGCATCGCGTCCTATATTATGCCATATGGTCAAGTGATCTAAATTACGATGATGTACTCGTTGCTTAAATTCAGCCAAAGTTGGGCGAGCGCCTTTGTTCAAACACATTTTTACACCCTCACGGAATCCAGCTCGCCAAGCATGAAACGCTGATCCATTGGGGTAAGTGGTGCTGTAACAGTCATGCATGGGCCAGTATAGTGGGTCAAAACAAAACTCCACTTCAGTTTCAGCAGAGCCGTCAGTGGCTTCGTGAGTACGCATGTTGTTGACAAAAGTTCGAGTCCATGAACTCAATCCGCCATTGCCATACATAAGGCCATTGACATGATTACGGGCTCGCCACCGAAACACTGCACTTTCCCATTGTGCATCTGGCAGATCCAAGGTAAAATTAAAAAATGCAGGGTCTGGTAAGTTGTCACCGTCGATCAAAATAAAACGTTCAGTTTCGCTGACTTCGGCCGCGGCTTTGTGTGCGGCATCCGATCCCTTGACTCCGTCTACGCGGTGTGCCCATGGGATTATATTTTTTATTTTGAGCCAAAACTCTTCTTTCTTAGGTTCGTCATAACTGAGATATACACAGTCAAGATCTGCAATGTCAATTCGGGTCATGTTTTTTTAAACTCCATTTGGTATGAGGACTAGCGTGGTTGACTACAATGCAAACATCATTAACTGCGCATGGTGTGCCGTAGTCACCGGGCATAAGTTTTGCAATTGGATTCATGGTCAATACTTTGAGTTTACCATCAACAACTCGCACATGAGTTGGAGGATTAGCATAAGTTTCATGATCAATCTCTATGTAATTACCAGGATCTTCTTGCATACTGTAAAATAATGGCAAGCCTTGATCATCATAGTACAAACGATAGATTGGAACAGGCAACGAAGTTGTTGGTGCCAGTGCGGCCCAAAACTCTTCGGGTGTCATTTCACTCATTTATACCTTTTTGATTGTTACGACGTTCTTGCACTGTTAGTTTATCATCACCTTTTCTGGCCTTGTTGTGCCGAGGATTGCCACACAATTTGCAATTTGGTTTACCGCAATCCATTGCGTGTTTTTTAGCCAAGCGGTGCGGTTGTGCTTCATCAATACGTTTACTTGCTTCGCCAAAGTTTTGATGTGTTTTAATAATGCCAAGTTGTTTTTTAATTGCTCTCCACGCACGATGCATACGTGTACCGTGTTTAAATTTATCTTCTTCTTTACTCATTGCATCCTCCAATTTTTAGTGTGATAATGTACAAACCCTGATTGTGCTACCGTCTGTATTCTTAATCCAGGCTGGGTATTTTCCCAAACCATTTCATTGGTCCAATTATCCGACAACAACGGCACCATTTCTTTTTTCATATGCACTATGTTAGGGCCTAGTCCTGCAGGCAGTGTAACAAGCTCTGGTCCTAAAATCACAGCGGCCATTGCATAAACTACATCAGTGGTGGCTTGCTCATCCGGCACTTGTAGTAGTTTTTTAAAAGAATCCCATTGTTCAAATATCTTACGCACCAACTTAAAAAAATCCTGGGCAGTTTTACTAACACGCCAATAGGTAACAGCATTGTACACATCAGGCAAATGGTTGTGGTCAAATATTTTACGATACTTTCGCGAACGGCCAGGTTGATTGTAGATATCTCTACAGCCGGTACTGATTACCACATCACGACATTCAAACAAGGCCCACCAATGATCAATTGGGCTGGCCGCAACCATATCTGCTTCTAGTTTAATTGTTTCTCTATAAGGACTGGCCGCAAAACATTGCCAATCGTTGACGAATCCACCCAAGTTGCCATAGGGCAACGGTATTACATGATTGAATACTGGATCACTGCACCGTTTTACTGTTAACACAGAAATATTAGCATCTGGGTGCCATTGGCGAATAGATTGAGCCAATTCAATGGCACAACTCAAGTAGTCAACACCGTCGGTATCAATGGCTGGTATCAAGTATCCACGTTCAGAGAGTATTGGCAACTATGTCTCCAAGATGTCGTTTGCCCATGGCATGAAAATCATGATTTAATATGAGCCATTTGTTTTTGTTATCTGCGTCAACAAAATCAACACGATAGGTGTCTTGATCCAACTGTGTCAACGGATGTCCAGCATCTACACTGACCAAGGGCCAAGGTATAGCAGGCATGCTCAAGGTGTGTCCATCTACTATGTTCATTGCAATACTTAATGCCATGTCGTTGCGATAGGTGTATTTTGGAATGCCATACAATTCTACATAATGGCGCCAATTTTTACGTATCATCTGCATGGCGTTAAAAATCAATTCTGCAGTTTGACTGCGACGAAAGATCATAACTGTGGCCCAGCTCATAGGCATTTTGTGACGGCCAAAGTAGTTGTTTTCATCAAAGTTGTTGAGACCTGTTACTTCATAAGCATATCTATGAGCTAAAAAATCTTGATCAACTTCAAACAGAGTACGCAATTGATCACTGGCTACAACATAGTCTGCATCCAATACCAGGGTATGATCCCATGGACTCAGTTCATAAGCATCTACACGGTTGCCATTGTACCAGGTAGCACTCTTTTCAAAATCTCTAAAATGTCTCCAGTGCGTGTCTGTGGCCACAGCATGCACCACGTGGTCAAATGTATAGTTGCTGGGTATGGTTGTTTGATCGGTAATTACGCATACCGGCAAGTCCAAGTGACGATGCACATTTCGCGTGGTCCATTCAGCCAAGGCTAGATAATCTATCTGTTCATTGTTGAAGGCAAAGATTACAACGCCAGCGGTCATCGTTTTTTGTTCAATTCTTCATATTCTACAAGCCAAGCATTGAGTTGTTCTTGCCAGCGTTGTAGCACTTGTTCACGGAACTCTTCGGCATTAACTTGCACTGGTGCTTCATACAAGTCTAAAATAACCACATCGCCTGCACAGCATTTTAATGTAGTCAGCAATTCTGGACCAGCTTGCCATAGACCACCTGCGTGGGCAAATGTAAATTTGGCTTGATATTTTTCTTTTAGTACTCGTCGGGCAGTGGCGTGATCAAAACGAGCACGGCTGTGGGAAATAAGTTCGTTGGTATCCATAGGTTTATTATACTACAAAAAGCGGATAAGGTAAAGGGGCCTAAGCCCCTTTTGGTAATACTGATTGCAAGGCTTATACTACTGAGGCAGCAATTGCAGGGGTGCCGCAGCTATTGGTCAGATAAGTTGTTTCTGGCGCATAATAGGTCACAACGCAGGCCGGAGCAGTACCAAACGTGATACCAGTTGTGGCTGTACCACCTGAAATGTTATTGGTTGAACCGAACGGTGTTGCGTCGCCGGCATCAAACCATACTGTGGTCAGGGTGATCACACTACCAGTATAACTGGCACTGGTTTGAATATAGTTACTGGTATAGCTGTAGGTGTTGTCTAACTGTTTCCAAATTACCACTGGACTAGCTGTTAACTGATTAAAGCCGGTGGCATCTAGCAATGTTGTAGGATTCCCTGATCCACCAATGACTTTGGTGCCTAAATAAGTAGTTCCTGCAATGACCTTGCTGGAGCCGTCGGATGTAAGGTAAACCTGACCAACCACGTTGGTGGCCAAGTTGTTCCATTCAGAGTCAGCGTCAGTGCCAACCGAACTCTTGTTCTGTTGAATCTTGAGATAACCACCAGAGTTGAAGAAATTGGTAGCTGCTGTGGCGTTGGCAAACGTCACAGTGTGAGTAAATGTAATAGTCCAACTGGTTGAGCCGCTACCAGTGGCACTGGTTTTACTTACGTTGCCTGTCCAAGCAGTGAATTGAGCACCGCTGGCGTAGGCACTGAAACGATTGGTCCAGCAATTGCCAATATCTGAACTTAGATTGCTAAGAACTGCAATGGTATTACCAGCAACTGGGCTGGTTCTGGAAGTAATTGATGTGGCCTGGTGGTTTCCTAAACTGTTTACTGTATTGTTAAGACTAGACCATTGTGTAGCTGTAACTGTACCGCCACCAGAAACAGTACTCAATGCTGTTTGCCCATACGATGTATTCCATGTGGCGTTGACGTTGGCATTTGCTGTGGTGCTAACGAAACCGTTGTAATCGGTTGCCTGTATTAATCCGCCTTGGCTGTAAGTCATTTTGTTCTATTTCCCTTTGTATTAGTTGATCAATTTCAACGCGGGTTTTGCCGCTGGGTGATTTCAATCCTTTTTTTATGTTACTTAATTGTTACGATGGCTTCAACAGTACCTTCACCGGAATCCACTTTATCTCTTAAAGCTCGGCCAATCACATTAAATGCTGTGGCTTCACCTGGCAGTGCTCGACGAGCTAATCCATTTCCTGCTGCAACCAGTCTGTCACCTTTGGTAACAGATCCAACAACTTTAACAGGAACTCGGCCTGTCATTGCAACTGGGGGATGTGTAACGTCAGAACCGGCAGCACTGTTCATCAAATATGCTGCTCGTGTACTTATGACGCCAAACACATTTTCGCTTAAATCGTCGGTAACTAAAGTAATTTCTGCTGAACCACCTAGCTCAACTACTGTACCTGCATCATACTCTGTGTCTGCGGCAAAACGTTCTGCCATGTCAGCATATTGAGCTGAAATTCTTGTGCCGCTTACATAACCGTTGGCTCCAAAAATAGTCAATGATGGTGAAACGTTTCCTGCCACATTGACCCCAAAATAAAGATTGCCACCTGATGTTTGATTTCTTATTGTTACATCGGTGCCAGCTACCGAAGCTCTGAGATCACTGTTAGAACCCACTGACAAACCAACGTTGTTAAGTACGCCCACTGTGCCCGAAGTACTGGTGTTGGCATCTGTACGCATAAACGAAGTGCTACTCAAACTGTTTAGTGTTTGTGAATCAGTTGCTGTGCCTTGGAACAAAGGTACTTGTGACCCAACCAATGTAGACAGGGTGATACCAGGTCTGACTGTGGTAAATCCACTGAGTGCTATTTGTGGAGTAAAGGTAGCATCTTTGCTGATGATACCTACAATACTGTCGTTAACCCACAGTTCAACAACCACGTGTTGGACACTTACGTTATCTGTGATGGTGGTCACAATAGCACCAGATACGCCTTCGCCGGCACTGAACTGTGGTCCTACCAGCAACCATGATGAACCTGTGTAAACTTTAAGCTGTTGATTTACAGTGTCATACCACAAGTCGCCGGTGACATTACTAACCGGAGCTGAACTGCTGGCGGTAGCACTGCTGATAGTTTTCCATGTGGTGCCATTGTAGGCTTTCATTAAACTGTTGCCGGAGTCCCACCAAAGTTGACCTGTAAGCGGAGCACCAGGTGCAGTGGTGTTTGAACTGTTTTCAAGCAGGTGAATAAAGTTGGTATCTAAAAACTCGCCGTAACCAGCATAGTTTTTACCTACCAAAACCATCGAGCTGGAGGTATTGATTGTACCGTCTGCTATGGTAGCAAATAGCGCACCATCCGTTAAGTTAATTGTATATGACATTTATTGCTCCGTATTCAAGTATTTACCGCATAGTAATATACACATATTTATGCCGCACTCAGGTTAGTTAAAGTTTGGATACGCAAGGTATAATCTATCTGTATCTGACGATTCAAACTTTTTTGCACCGGGTGGAAAATCACATGGGTAATTAATAGCAAATTAGTAGCACTTCCGTTCCAACATTGTAACCCTAATTCATCAAAAACATATTCACCATTGAAATTGGTGCTGTTATCAAATGCCTGTTGTCCAGCAGGTTCGCCGTAGTCTAACAAGCAAGTGGTTATAATGTCGGTGTAGACCTGTCCAGAAGTGTGTACTACAGTTAGATAATTGTTGGCAGGATCTGTGTTAGAGGCTGAATTATCATCTACTACTTTGGCGTAGGTCTCATTGTATAAACTGGCATTTTGTCCAGTAGTGTTTGGGGGCAAGTAGGTAATAACACCAGTAGGATCTACTGCGCTACCGCCATTGCCAAAGGCCATTTTATAAATGTATCCTGTGTTTCTATCAGCTAGAGTATTGGCCATACAAATACTGATATTTTCATAGTGTATGGCGTTCTTTTTATCTAATAAAACTTCACCAGTGGCTGGATCTGTGATTTTAACAAAACCTTCAATTTTGCATAGGCCGGGCTGAATCATGCTCGTTTCTCCACAAATACTTGCTTGGTAGCAGGATCAAAAATCTTCACAAAACCTTGCACTGAAATTGAGCCGGTTTCGTTGGGTCGTTTGGCCGCAGTGTTGGGTGCGGGATTGGGTTGCTTGGGCATGATATTTTCAGTCATACATTATTTACCTTGGTCATAGGCCCCGTAAAAACCTTGCGGCTGGTGTATTGGTAATTTGCAACGGGTCACCATTGCTTGGAGTATCAATTCCGGGTGCATACCAGGTTACTCCGTCACGTACCAATATATCAATTTCTACACCCGATGGCGGTGCTATATCAAACAGCACAGTTACAGTATCCAACGAAGTTACAGTGTATCCAATGTTGGTAAGAAGTTCAATTCCGCCTACATATACACGTACTGGAATTGATAAATCTATTGTGGTTGCAAATGTTGTTTCTACACCGTCTGCAAACGAGAACTCAAATTGGGTTTCCGCACCGCGTTGGTTTCTAATATACACAACATGTCCCACTGTGGGTGCAGTATCAAACGTAATAATCAATGGTTTAAAGCTGTCAAGAACATAAGTGCTCGAAGCTTGTTCTACCAATCCAATATCAGTGGTAGTTACAAATCTTGCACTAGATCCTGTTGCAGTAATGCTTGTGATGTATTCTGTACTGTCTGGATGGGTAACAACAATCTCAACCAAACGACCGGCAGTAGGAATGTTGTTGAACACCACCACAACTGGTTCAACTTGTGTTACTGTGTAAGTGGATGCGGACACCAAAACAGAATCAAGGTAAACATCCACTGTTCCACCGATGTACACAATTGGACGATTATCGACCACAATATCAGTTATAAATTCTGTAGTGGTATCGTCACCTGTAAATGTATTGCTGTCAATATAATCTTGATAGTCTTGAGGTAATAAATTACTTCTACCCATGTTGTAAACCGTAGAGCCGTTGTCATGAGCGGTGATTGCTGTGCCAGCAGTGCCTCTTAACAACCCACTAATAGTATTGTCAACTATGTTTCTTTCGCGATACATGATACGTTCAGCATTGATAGTTACCACTCCCCATACATTGGTAGCAAAGTCTGGCTCTGGCAGGGCGCTGGCGTTGGCCACATAAATGATGTCATCAATAATTGCCACTGCCTCTGTGGTGGTAGTGGTGGTTGCTGGAGTAATTCGATAAGTGGCCTGTACACCGCGCATGTCTTGGAATATGCGGAAAGCCATACTTTCAGGAACCACAAAGTTGGTAAACTGCGTGATCATGACCACATCAGCGGCATTCATGATGCCGGAAGTAAGTATGACTTCGGTGCCGCTCACAGTGAATCCTTGATTGTTAAACAGTCTACGGCCATTCAATGATACCCATAACCTAGACGGATCAGTTATTATAGTGTCTAAAAACAAATTGTTTGTGGTTGTAGTTGTGCCGTCAGTGTAGTCATAACTTCCTATGCTACCGGTAATAGTGCCCACATCAAAGTCAGTACTGTCGTATGGTTCATTTACTACCACACCTGTAGTAACTGGTCCCACAAAGCACTGGCTCAGGACCTGTTGTTGGCGTGTATCGTTCCAAGTTGTAACTGCTATAATATCACTGTCGTTTGGCACCAATCCATTGAGCGGATTGAACACAATTTGGTCATCGTTGACATAACATTGTGTATTGGTTGTCACATAAATCAATATTGTTGAACCAATCTCTGGCTCTGTGGCAAATATTACTTCGCGTGGAGTAACGTCTGACGTTTCAAGTACAAAATCAACTCCTAAAATTTGAGCAACACCGTTGACGTACACAAAAACTTCGTTGTCAACAATTATGCTTTGATCAACTCCTATTCTCTCGGGTAAAGTGTAAGCAGTGCTACCGTCACCAATATGACGTATTCCTGCTGCAGTTTTGGCACGTACTCCGTTGACTGTAATAATTAAGCAATCAGAATTTTCATAACTTAAATTGTTATCAAGCGTGTAACTTAACACACCAGTAACACCAGGAATTATTTGTGTCTGTGGAGCACTCCAACTGTAGTCAATTGGTGTATCTCCAACTGCGATCACAGTAGGAGCCAGTACATACAAGGCAATACTGTCTGTAAATGTGTAGCTGGTACCAAATGTAACTGTTGTTGCCATATCGCCGGTGGCTTCGTAGGTATAGTTGGTGGTTACGACACCATTTACAAAAATTACAAACTCTTGTATTTGCGGAGTTGATCCGTCAATTTGATAATATGCCACAGGAACTGTAATAGTATTGCCAACATCGGCACCGTTGTAGACGTTCTTGTAAAGTTGATTTCCGCCACCAATTTCGTAAACGGTAATTGAAATTACGTCACCAACTTGAACATTGCCGCTAGGAATTACAGTTACTATTTGAGTGACGTAATTTACCAGGTAGTCTGTGCCCAAGTGTAAATCTAAACCTTGAGTTTGATTGGCCACCATTACTAATGCTGGGTATGGCAATAAATTAGCAAAACTCAATGTCAGGTCTGACAAACTCAACGTGTAGTTGATCACTACCGATGGGAATCCGTGCCCACGTTGCAACCAATCACTGCCTGGTCGGGTGTACACACGCAGATCTAATGTATCAAACTCGCTGCCAGGAATCAATTCTTCCGGAGCATGACTGCTGTAAGGTCCAATGTATACTCCGCCGTCTACATTGATGTCTGTGGGTCTGGTGCCCAAATACGGATCTAAATAGGCGCTGGAATATTTGGCATCTAAGATTCCAGGATCGTAAGTGGGTCGACCTTCGGCATCGTAGGAAATGTTATCAAATGGGTTGATGTCATAGTTGCCTACATCGAATCCAGTGTTTTGATTAAAGTCAGGAGCATCTACTTGTACACCAGGGTAATCTATGCCATCTATCAACAAAGGTAAACTGAGTCCTGGCATGTTCACTGTGGGCACATAGAATCCCATGGTACGGTCTACACCACTTAGCGAACTAGCTTCCACTTGAGTCCACTGGTCTACATTAAAATTGCTGTAAAAGTTTATTGAAGCATTTGTCAACGAGCTTAATAATTCTTTGGTTAATGTAATTGCAGTCCCGTCAATTTGGCCGATAATGGTGTTTTCAGGAATGCCTGATGCCACTGCCAACAATCCCTGCACTAAATTTGTGTCTGAAGCCACAGTAAGGTTGTATGATCCAGTTGTTCCTGTGGCAGTTGTTGCGATTGGAACATTGTTGATTGTGGAGTTTGCCTGCCACACCAGATCACGATATCTAACCAGTACACCGGTAACATACTCGGGCACAAGATATGACCATTCAGTCACATTGCTTTGGTATTCATAACGATCGTATTTGATAGTGGTCTTGATACTTCTAACCAAATTATTGCCCATTACTGGCACTACTCTAACAGGTATGGTTTCAAAGTTTGGATATACTCCGTCTACAGCTATAAGCGGAGTAGTCAGGTAGCCAGATCCATTAACTGTGACAGTGACTGTGAACAAAGTTCCGTTGGCTCGTAAAATAGACGTGGCCTGTGCTTGTTGCCCTGAATATGTTAGTGTAGCGGTACCGTTGGCTAGACTACCAGAAGTAAATGCTGGGAACGTGGTACCAGTAGTACCTGCACCGGTCACTGTGTATAAATTATTGCCATAGAAAATTTGATCGCCGGTATTGTATGCTGTTGACTCGGTCCATTGATAGCCAATAGTTATAGTTGGTGGGGCAACGTAACTGGTTGTAGTATCAATGATTGTGATATCTTCCACACTCATAGTGTAATTGTTAAACCATTGATCCCAAGGCTTCTCTAACCAAAGTTGTGAAGTTGATGGAGTATCACTTGTATACGATTGAGTTACACTGTCACTGTAAGTGTAAGGAGTCAACACAGGACTTACAAATTGTGCCGGGGCTAAATCAGTATTCCAATAGGCCGGTAAATCATAGTCAGTAAGTGATCCAGCAAAGGTGTCTAGTCCGTTGTAAATTAAATTAAATGCAAGATTTTGCACATGATACGGTTTGACTTCGTTGAGATAATCTAACACAAAGGTTTGATTATCTGGTTGGTATAACTGATAAGGCAACAATCCACGAATCACGTGATCAACTGTGATGTAGCTGGTTTTAATTAACCAACTTGGGCTGGTAAATTCAGTGTAGATAACCTGGAACACCAACATTAAACATTGATTACGTTCAATTAACAAATCATCCACAAACAATTCTTCGTTGATAGCACGAATGATGTTACGAGTTTCAATGGTAGGACTTTGGTCAAAGTATCTAGAGTCAAATACTTGAGCATCAAATCCATAACCACCTAACGGATAATTCCATAATGTTTCACTGAATTCAATAGTGCCATCTTGGAGTGCTACACGATCCCATCCAAGATCGGTTCTCAAATAGATTTCAAATTTGCCTTGGCCATTGGCTGAAACTTTGACGCTACTGCCGACTGGTGCGGTAGTGAAATTTAAAGTTTGTAGTCCAGCTGTGTTGGCCACAGTGGCCACTGGTTGTATACTGCTGTTGTACCCTGGAAGATACCAGTTAACATAACTCCAATACAACGGAGTATCGTATGTTTGAACTTGTACTAGGTCTAAAGTTAATTGGCCTGGTACTGTTCCTTCGACCACTTGATATATGGTCCAACGACCGTTTTGACCAGCGTCGTTCAACACTAGATATTTGTAGCCCAAAGGTACAACATATAAATCTTGATAATATAATACTTCAAGATTTGGTACTTCAAAATTCCAAGTGCCTGAGTTAGAAGCTGGAGTAGGCTCTGCACTGTTTAATAAATTAAAACTGCGAATTTCGCTGATGGGGTATCGAGCCAATATACTGTTGACACGGGTCAAATAATTTTCCAAGGCGCTGAAACGATCAAGGAACATGCTTTGACGTGGACGGAATTGAACTCCGTACTGCATACCAGGACTCAACAATGGATCCGGTACTACTGCACCTGTTGTGGTTGCTCCAGAGAAACTGTCTAGTAATTTACGATACAAGTTGGCATTTAAGAATGAATCGGCTCGGCCGTCGGCAATAAATTCGTACTGAGAATGTATATCAGCAGTGCCACCTGCTACCTGACGGTCGTATTCTACGTGTAACACAGTGTTGTTTGCTGATAATAAACTGCTGGCATTATAAAGAGCAACTGCGTTGGCTGTCAGTGCGGCCATGTAAGGCAAACCGCTACCACCAGGATTTAAAATATAACTGGCAATGGTAGAAGGGCTGAGAGTTTTTTGAGCCTGTGTAGCCACTGTGGTAATTCCACGCACCCAGAAATAGTAGGTAGTAGTTAAAAATCCTTGCTCGTTAACTGCTGAATCTATAGTATAACTGATAGAACTAAATGGTGTTCCGGTACCGGTGTAACTTGCTGGTGGTACATCGCTGGCTGTCCATTGGTAAACGTCAATGGTACTACCCGGAAACACTTGTCCCCATCTACGACTGGCATAGACAATGCTGTCTTGATTGGCATCAATAAATCTTACTGAGTTGGTGTCCCACCAAATTTCACCTTCGTGTGCTGGGCCCCAACTTGTGCCTATATTATGTATTGCGCCACTATTGTAACTGGCTGGGTCAACAGCTCCAATATAGTCAATATTTCTACGGGCCACACCTAGGATTTTGCCCTGGAGCGGATCAATATAATCAAAATAAGTTTGTGTGCTGGACAACAGTTTGTCATAGGAGTAAACAGAATTGATCAAGTTTACATCTACCATTGGTTGTTGTGCGTGTATTACTTTCCACACAGAATCGTCATTGGGGTTGTCTAATACAGACACACTACCATAATTTAGGCTACTGTCTCCGAGATCACTGCCAGGTGCTCCTACCAGTAGTCTACCGTTACGGTAATTAACTGCGGCACCGAATTGGTCACCGGCAAGCATTGGCTCGGTGTATACCTGTTGTCCAAAGACAAATTTGCCCGGATTGGACAATGTAGAATTGGAACTGGGCAAGTAATCAAATGTGTAGACTACACCTGAATTGGCAACCGAGTTGAAGAATGTAGTGCTACGATCATCAAAATATGTTTGACCTGCATCAAATGTAGTGGGTTCATATACATCGCCGTTGGGTGATCCAACTACCAAATTAACAGCACCGGTGTTTACGTTAACAGCAGCGCCAAATTGAGCATAGTCTGTAGGGTTTGGACTTACAATGGTTTGTGTGTAAGCATAGGTTGTGAATCCAAGATCATAAAAAGCTGTGCCAATGGCGCTGTCGTCTGCAGTCAATCCAGGCAATACAGAAAGTTTATTGAACTCTACCGCGGCAGCGGCATTGATTACGCTGACTGTTAATCGACCAGAAATTACTAAAATTGTACTTTCAAATGCTGGTGTTGATACAAATGCAATTTGTTGTGTGGCGTTGTTATAAGTGTAATCGACTCCTTCAGTTTTCAACACATCATCTAGGTAAACTATTGCAGTATAGGCATCGGCTGATGAATAGATGTTGCCAATATCAAATATTTTTGTAAGCCCGTCACCAATTAGCACAACATTGGCGCTGGATACTGCTCTGACATTTGGAATTCCAGCTGTGTTGATGGCAGAGACTAGCCCTGCTACTGTATTGGCTGGTGAGGCTGGCACTGACACTTCCATGTTGTTGATGCGGATAGTATCTCCGGGTGTCAAGTCTGGGTTGGCCACATTGCTGGTAATAATTCCATAGATCTTGGATTGATTAACTTGACGTTGCACCATACCAGCTTGAGGAATTCCAGTAGCATAAGAATCAAGCGGAGCACCAACATACACACTGCAACTGTTAGAACATATATCCAGGCTTTGGCCAAACTGTGATTCATCAATCACAGTGTTGGCTATGAATTTTTGTACAAATTGGAATTGATTGGTTTCAATTTCTAAAGTGTCGCCCACTGTCAAGGTCACAGAACTGGACAACTCAATGTTACTTCCGCTTACAGTAAATTGACCGTTAATAAACTGATCTGTATTGGTCAAATATTGATTGTTCAGCATTACTGCCACTGGATCCGCATATGATCCTGGAATAGCATAAGTCATCTGTGTGCTGTCAGTAATGATATATTTGACCACTCCACGATCAAAAGCATACACAGCACCAGCATTGGTAATGATATCACCTTCGGCATCTGGAGCACTGTCGTACGGAGCTCCTATCAACAGTTGGCGACCCAGTAGATCTGTAGTGATGCTGGTTCCAAGTCCGGCATCTATGTCAACATTGTTGGTTGTGATAGTTGATACATATTGCCAGTATGCTCCAACCGTGGCTGATTGTACTAAAATAACAGCGCCTGGATCTGGCAGTGTATCAAATGTTAGTGTGCCACTGCTGAATGTGTAATCAATGTACGGACGTTGTAATACGCCATCAACGGTTACTGTAAATGAATAGTAATTGGTAGCAGTGTACAGGTACTCAGTAAGCGCGAATACCGAGGTGTTGTCAACTCCATCACCTGTGTAGGTAAATGCTGTGATTCCACCATCGTTAACATTGGTCACTGTGACTGTTATGTTGTTTGCCGCACTACCAGTTGGGTCGACTTGTGTGTAACTAATGGTCAATTGATCATTTATTGCGTAGTCAACTCCAGGTGCTGTTAGCCCTACATTGTATACTCCACGTGTATTGGTAACTGTGAATGTGGCTCCAGATCCAGATCCAGTTGTACTATTCTGTGTCACACCATAATAGGTGTTGGCATCTAACTGTATTGAAGTACGTCGTGCAATGATAACTGTTTGACCGGCAGTAGGAGCTGTTACAAATTGCACAAGATTTGTAGTAATGGTATAATCTACGCCATACTGTGCTTTTAAATTGTTGACAATTACTGTTAATTGATCTGGGTAGATTGAATCAATTGAAATATCATTGTAATATTCAAAAGTTGCTGTGGTTCCGTCAGCTGTATACTTGACTGATTGAACTGGGACATCAACTCGACCATAAGCATACACTTGATTTGCACCCGGGGCACCAATATACATCCATCGCTCGTTGCTGCTGATTTGTACTGCTGTACCAAATCCAATGGCTGTGGAATCTTCATTGGGTTCCAGCAACAACTGTGTTTGTATGTAATTGTTTGATCCGGGAATTAGATAAATTGTCGTGGCATATCCTGCTCCGGAGTTACTGGTGTTGGCGCCGGCCACAGACCAGGTACGATCTCCAAAGTCTACACTGCAACCATACCCACTTGCGTCAGTCGCTGTCAAATACAGTGTTGTGTTGTTTACATAATCGTTGGTGTTGCCCAATCTAAAAGTGTATACCGCGCCAAGGCCTGCGTCATAATTTGGGCTACCAACTATTAATGCATAGTGATCGTGACTTTGACTTAGACTAGCACCAAAATGTGCATTTGGTTGGATGTTGTCGGCTTTTAAAAAGTCAATTGATGCAAATGGATCAGTCTTTTCCAATACTTGCCAATGTCCAGATCCGTCATTGTCTACCCAGGCTGCTGCGCCTGGAATAAGTTGTGTGGCATAGGGTAAGTTAATAATGTCGCTGGCCTGACTTACCCGCATGGTCTGCAGGTAAAACACAATACCTGTGCCGGTAATGGTTGTTTGATTAGAGTTAGTAAATGCAAATTCAATCACAACGGTGTCAATAGTTGGACGGCTCAACACACGGTACACACCATCCACAGCAGTGCTAAAATATCTGATAATAATTAAATCACCCACTGCTAAATTTATTGTGTCAGAAAATTGAGCCCGACTAGTGCCATTCAGATTGTCTGTCAGTTGTGTTAATCTACCAGGTACTTGCTCGCATTGATAAATGTTCCAGTTATAACTATTGTCCTGGGCTACCCAAATTCTAGTTCCGTTACCAATGGTTTCAAGATTGGCGGCTATTGACGCAGGATTGTTGAGATTGAATACTGTAATGTCTACATCATTGATGTTGACGTATCCAGCGGAAGGCAATGCAGTATCTGTATTGGTTGTATAGGTCGTTGGCAGAATATCAGTGTTGGGGATTTTATAACTTTCTGCCCAGAGATTACTTAACAATACTGTTTGGTCAGCCACACTGGCATCGCCTGGCTGAATAATTTGCACGGTGCTAGGGTTACCAGTTAATAAAGACTCATTCAATACCACTTCAAACCAACTACGGTTGGCATTGGCACCATACGTTCCAGACAAAATTCCCCAGTTTTCGTAAATTTTATATTGTGCAGTTAACGGATTAAAATCAACTTGTGTGAATAAGTCCGTGGCCTGAGTGCTGCCTTTGGATTTAATAAACTGTTGATATAAATTGACCTGGCTGGTGTCGCTTATATTCAAGTCCACCATGTATTGTCTTGGTCTGAATCCAATCAACCCAAATGCTAATAAATCAGTGTCTGTATTGAGATTAGCATTTTGTGTATCGTAACTGTTGGCCAATTGATCAGCCTTGGTTGATATGTTCTGCAATAGACCTTGCTCAATGCGATCATAGTTGCTCTTGTACCAATCTGCGTACTCAAATTTGGCCTTGGGCTGTATAATTGCATTGGCTTGCCAATAGGTATTTTTGTAAAGAACAATTTGACCTTTGGTGTATTTGGTATTGGCCGCCCACTCTATTACATTATTTTGATTTAAAATAAAACCTTGAGCATTTAATGTGCCGTTCCATTCAGACGACGTGGCCGCTATTAATTTAATACGACTTTGTCTTTCGCCTGTGATGTTGTTATAGATCAAATCATTGAATATAGTCTTGTTATCAAACACAACCATGTTTTCATAATCTGTAAATTTCAACTGCAAGTAACTGATGGTTTGACTTCCGCCTGGCGCAGGTCTAACTATGAACGTGTTGCCTTGTCTGCGGATGATCAAGTTTCTAGCATTAAACGCTTGACGATTTTGATCTAAGATTAAATTTTCAGGTGTATAAGTTATAATAGAATCTACCACCGCACCAGCTCTAAAACTCAAGACTTGCGACGCTGACGGATTCAAATTGATAATTGTTCCTGTTGCCCATCCTTGGTTGGCAAAATACAAGAACTCTTGAGCCATTTGTATCCAGTTCAACGTATAATTGTTTTGCCGTGCTGTAAATGTAAGGCCTTGGCTGGTCAAATATTCGCCGTAACTTAACAAGAAATCAACTACACCGGCCAAATTGGTAAATGTATATCCATAAGGTATTTGCACTACCTTGTCTGAATACTGTGAAGGTACTGTAATTGAAATATTTCCACCGCTTAGTGTTTGTTGCAAGCCTGTCACACGACTGTCTAAGGTTGGAAAATATGGATCAGTAGAGTTGTATCCATACACACTGTAGCCACCGTCAACCACTTCTACAATTACCGCACTGTAGGATATTCTGTTGAATGGTTGATTTTTGTACAATAATAAATTGTAACTTTCTGGAGGAATCAACAAACTGCTGTTTTGACTTTGTGGCGCACTTTTTTCCAAGTACATGGCCAAATTTTCTTGGGCCATAAATGATGCTGCACGATAGCACAGGCGTACATCTAAATTGGCCAAATCTGTGGTCAGCGCATCAGTACTATCAATACCTAATTGTTGATTGTAGTCTACAATCCAGTCAATGTAACTGGCTTTACTGACACCATTGCCATAGACTTCAATATTTTGTGGTTGTATTCTATAACGACCGTTGTAAAGATATTGGTCGAATTCAGCATTGTATTTGTACAGATCGCGATCAGCAAACAGGCTAAAGAATTCTGCTGGGCGTGTTAGTATTAACAAACGCATAACCGCAAATGGATAGCTACTACTTGACCACCAACTTGCTTCTACTGGTCCGCCATCGCCCACTTGCCAGCTCTTTTGGAATCCTTGAGGATTGTATGCGCCCATTACACTATAGAAAGGTGGCAATAGTTCGCCTTGGCTGTCTACAGGAATTACTGATGTCAATCCAGGACGACGATACTTGGGTATAATATATGGTGCTATAGGATCTGCCACTAGGCCTGCTTGTAGATCATCCCACAGGACCAAGTTGTCACTGGTGTATGGTGTAGGACCGTATCGGTCTGTCCACCAAACAGGCATTTCTCCAAACCCTAACATTTCCCATGGTGTAAGATTAGGAGTTATTGTGTCATAGAACCAGCGATAGATACCGCGCCAAGCACCCAATAACGGTTCTTGATCAACTCTGTTACCAGCTTGGCTATAGTTGTAAGTAAATTCATTGTTGGCTATGTAGGTCTGTGAAGTATAGTCTAACTTGTTGGCGCCGGCCCAGGCCAAGAAACTTTCACCAAGAATTTGATTAATTTCAGCCTGTGTGTAATCCGTAGTGCGGAAGTAGCCAGGAATTACGTCTTCGGCAACCAATGGAGGAGGATTGTCATCGTTTTTAAGGTTGCTAAAAATTCTAGTTTCAAATTCTAACAACACCTGGTCACGTATGTCTCCAAATGCCACTGTGATTGACCCATCATGGCCTTGTATCACTGGTGTAGGATTTACATAATCTGTGTCTAAGAAAATTTTAGGTTCGTACTTGGGATACAATCCTAGTTTAGTTGGAGTGTTGGGGACAAAATTGCCAGCGGTATCAGGATATTCGTTAATGAGAACCACGTCGCCTACTACCAATGGTAACAATATAGTCAGTGTTGGTCCTTCGGTACTGACCACATAATCATACCCACGTTTTAACAACACGTCGTTTATATACACACACAGGCCAAAATAATTTGATTCCGTAAAGGTATAAGTCTGAACTGTGTTAAATCTGTTGGTAGTTATAGGATTAACTGTATAGCTGTTTGAAGTAAACACTGTGCCGGTAGGCACCATATCACTCCAGTAGAATGGATTTAGATTGGTCCTACCTGCAGTAATTTGCGCGATAGACCTATCTAACAACTGTGCTATAGTCCAGTTATCGTAGTCAGCAATACCAAATGTGGTTACTGCATTCAATAACTGTGATTTAAATTTAATATATTCTGTGCTGTTGTAGGCCAAAGACGCAAATATATTGTAGTTGGCGTCACGCATGAAATAACCAGTCAAGGTCAATGGCGAGCTTTGTTGTAATATTTGTAAGCCGTAAGGAACAATATTGCCAAGGTCACGGGTATTGTTAGAGCCAATAGGAGGACCTTCTAATGCTATAAGATTTTCTGCAAGTCCAATATAATGATTACGTATGGTGCCCAGAGTAAATTGTTCACTGTTGCCATTTAATGGATTGTTTTCTAAATTAATAGGTACTTCGTAAAACCCTACAACACTATCTTGGTCACTCAACACAGAAACTTCAATCAAATCGCCTGGCACATACGTGGTTAATAAATTGATTGTGGTTGTGTTGGTTCCAATTGTGTATTGATAATTGTAAGCTTCTTGGAAGGTGCCGTTGGCGTATATTTGTACAGCCGGAACAGTGTTATTTTGATTGACTGCCACATCCAACAACAGCGGTGCGCCATCATAGGTAAATTGGAACTGTTGGCGTATCAAGCTAGGAGTTACTGCTGTTTGCCAGCCAATCTCTCGTTCAAATATGACTCTAGTACGGTATTGACGTGCAAATCCAGTACTGAGTGCAACAGTTTGTCCTGTGTTGTTTATGGTATAGCTGAATGAATCTTTATAAAAATTATTATCAAAAAGAATGTCGCCAATGTTGGTCAGACTCAAATAGGTCAATGGGAACCCCAACACCAAGTCAGGTGCAGCATCACCAATGGCATAACTGAATAAAGGACTGCCTCTAAAATTTGAACTAGGGTATATAACTCTATTACCAAAACTGATACCATTGGTATCATAGATATCAAATAACGGTGGCTGGTTTACACTAATTTTTTGTTGTGCTTGAATCCAATTTACACCATCAAAATAATAAGACAATCCTTGCTGTGTAAGTCCACTGAGTACAACCACAGATTGGTCTACCAGTGCTGTTGCAATTGGAATGAGAACAATTACTGGCACATCCACAATTGTGGAATCTTCAACGTGTGTATTGGTGACGACAAATTGCACCTGATAAACTTTGTTGCGTACCTCTGGATCGTTGTCCGCAGAAAAAATAATTGTGCTACCATTGAGTAAATTGTAACCATCAACACTGTATCCTAGTGCTCCGTTGACATTGCTCAATGCATCAGTCTGTACAGTATCAACAATGTCTACAGGTGCCAGGCCATCAGTACCAGAATCAAACAGCCGTGTACCGGCACGGAATTCTAGGATAGGTCGGCGGGCCCGGAAGGCATTGTTTAACACCGGAGTAACATTGTTGTATCCAGCACTGGCTGTAATTACATCAAGGTGGAACCATCGGTTACTACGAGTCCACGCATTGCGATCTAGACTGGCACGATTAATGGTCAAGTAGTCTGGTACAGTGGGTTGATTTAAACTGCCATCAAAATTGCTGGAATCGTAAGGGGTAGTATCAAAAGGAATTGTTAAACTTTGTGTATAAGTTTCTGGTGTTACAAATTCAGTAACTGGTAATAGTTGTATAGCTGTGCCTACACCCTCTACATAATATTCATTATTTTGATAGCTGATAGGGTAAACATTTCCACGGAATACCACTTTCATGCCGTTGGTGAATGTCACTCCGTTGGGACTGATATAGTTAGGCGCTCCTATAATAGCATCAACATCAATGGAGTCAGACAAGGTCTGATCAATAATATTAAATCTTCCAAAAATTTCTGGGTCAGTGCCATCTTGATAAAACAAAACATTTTTGTCAGCAGTCAGCAACGGAATCTGTTCAAAGAACCCGTTTGTGTTTTTATACCATCCGGTACTGGAATATTCAGTTCCAAATCCAACTGTAAATTTATTTTCAACATCTACACTTTGTACCAATTGCAATGACATATAGACGCCGCCACCAACAGCAGTCAAATACTGTATGCGCCATACGCTGTACTGTGTAACCGGATCTGTAATATACGTTGTTTGATCAAACGTGGTAGAATCATAGGATCCTGTGTTGCTGATTACGTTGCCAGCAGGTGCCAAGGGATCAAAAAATGTAGTTTGTTGCCAGCCACCGGTCTCGGGATTAGAATCCTGATTGATAAATGCTATGGTGCGATCTTGTAAATTTGTAATTCCGTCAATGCCATTTGAGTTGGCCTCAAAGAATGGAATTATAAATTGATTGTTAATCTGGTCAAATTGTAATGTAGTAACCAAGTCCACACTGCCAATACTGGGCATGTTGTAATAAAAATTCTGTGCCGTGGCCAATGGTACATCAAATGTAACTGTTCCTAAATCTTCTCCGTTGTTGCTTACACCCAACACGTCTCTACTGCTGATGTTTGGTGTGGCAATTACCTGACCATTGACGCCAGGATCTGATTGTATCCAAAAGCCAGGGCCTGTACCAGGTGTGCCATCAACAATGTTGATTTGCCCACGTAGATTGAATTGTATGTCGTTACAGTAGTACAAAACGTCCGGAGCATCCTGTGGAACTGTAAATGTGATTAGGCCGTCGCTGCCGCCGTTGTTGAATACTCCGTCTGAATAAAGATTAGTTGTGCCTAAGCTAAGTTCTGTTTTAAAATAAAATGCCCACGGAAATGTTTGTGAAAGATTAAACACATAGGTGTTGCCACGAGTTAACGTTAAGGTAGGATTGGGTGAAAAATCTATATTCCAACTACTGGTATCGTTGTTGGTTACCCGAAAGTTAACAGTTTCACTTTGATTTTGTGCCACTTGGAAAGTATATGAACCACCGCGTACTAATGTGATTGCAGGATTGGTGCCACCTACTCCTGAAAATGTGTATGATCCATTGGCGCGGGTCACTGTAAAATTATCAGTAAGTGGCACTGTGGTGGCTGATACATCCACTGACAACGGACCACTAGGTAACCAGTAGTACTGGGCATAATTAACAAATTTATCAAAATCAACAAATGGATCCCAGGTATAATAGTCACTGGTGTACAGCCTGTCATCGTTGTTGGTGAATGCGCCTTGCACCTGCAAGGCATCGGTAATCCCAGGATAAGTTATAGCATCAACTATTTTGGTAGAGTCTGCTGGATTGATCTGCACTACACCAGGTTCAAGCTGATAGCTTGTACGAGTTTTTGTAGGTTCAACCACATAGCCATCATTGGCATTGACACCAGGACCAACACTACGACCAATGAATCCTTGAGTTTTTGTATATACAGGATTTTGAATTAACTGGTCAAGTGTGGCTGCTAGAAACTGCTGGTTAACCGGCGTTTGAAATATTTCTGGTAGAAACTCTACACTACGAATTTGTTTTGCCATTAAATTACTCCACTACCGGGAGCTGTTTGCAGATTAGTGCTGGTCAAGGCTGTGATAACTTCTATGTCGTTGACCGTGGCACCATTGACAAAAATCTGATTTGGAGCACAACGAATTTCATACAAGTCACCAAAACTCTTTTGTGTGTTTAAAGGAACCAACACTACACTACTTACAACATTTCCAATGTTTTGATGTATGTAAGAAGCCAGTTCACTAAAATAGAAAGTGTCTCCAAAATTCCAATTGTCAAGATTAAAATAAGCATTCATGTTGGACACTACTAAATTTTTAATAGTACTGACACTGGCTGTGCTGCTAGCAGAACGTATGACTTTGATTGTGGCTCGCAGTGCCGGGTCTGCTTTTTGTCCAAACAACGGTTGAAAATCTACACAGTTAAGAATCATGTTGTCAGATATCATTTTAAAATTCTGAAGGCCTTGATAGGCCGTGGTTAAATTATTAATGGTAGGTGGGGTTGGCTCAGTTACGGTGCCAGTTACATCTTGTAACCAATTGGTGTAGGCTGTGTAGTAGGCATTGGTTACCACATACACATCAATAATATTAGTTGATCCAGGATCAATTCTACTGGTCAATGGGCTGTTATGGCGATATTGGAAATACAAGCCCTGGCGTCCTGTTCTGGCCACATACTCGTAGGTCAGAGTCAATGTAGGATTGTCCAGGCTATCTACACCAAGTATGTAAAATGCGTTTTCACTGTAAGCATAAAATACCTGGCCAACTATGTATTGAGATTGTTCTACTTGAATTGACGGCAACGTTGGATAATCACTGTTGACTATGCCGGCTTCAATTAAAAGATAACGTTGTAAATTATCAAAGTCCACAGTGGCCTGGAAGAATACATATTTTTGGTTGGCGTCAACTGCGGGTGCCACAATGTCGTCAAAGAAATCTGGGTTAACTGGTGTTGTATCACCGGCACGGGCAAAGCTGACCAACACTTGGAAATCATCTACTAGGCCATCACTCAATACTGGTTGATCAATGATTGTCAACACATTGTCTGATCCCATGGGTGCTGGATTATCAGGTTGACTGTTGACTTTGAGTACGTTGACAAAATCACGAATCACTGTGCCAGTTCTGCTGTCGTAGATAGGATCGCTGGTGTAAAAGAAAAATCTAGTTTGCAGTACACTACCAAATGAATATTCTAAACTTCTAGAAACCACAGTATAGGTAACACCATTGAAGGTTGCTTGTACTAACCATGACGCATCAAGATTGGTGCCAGCAGTGCTTTGTGCATTGCTAAGACTAAAGTCGGCATCTACAGCAAGATTACTGGCAGTAATCACATACCAAGTATTGGTAAGATTGTTGTATCCTATACCAAAATTTTGATTCAATGCAATTTGTCCAACTATGCTTTGTTGTACACTGGTAGGAATGTCGGTAGTAAACACAGGAATAACCTGTGTAGGAATAGCACGACTAGGTACAAAATTGTTCAACACCACTGGACCTACACCCGATGGCAAATTGCCCAGGCCTTGTGCTGTGCCTGATAGATAAACTGCTGAAGGGCTAGCCCAAATCTCAAGCTTCTCGTCAGACTGTGTAGGTGTTCCTACTACCAGTCGATTGTTGGCATCAAAATATTCACCAGCAGGTGCTGCAAATTTTACCAGGCTACCTTCTGTAATATATTTGCCGTTGTTGCTGGCATAGGTACCAATGGCTACAGGATTACCAAGGGCATTTTCAAAATATCCAGTGGTTTCGTTGGTGATAGATGTGCTTTGATGCCAGGTGTAATTCAATACTGCCAAGTTGGGACGAGGAAAATTGGCATAATAAAATTGTTGTAGACCTGCCCGTATAGTCAACGGGGTAATCTGATTGGTCACCGTGTCTGAAATGTCGTTGGTAGTTAACCATGAGAATCTAAATGTGTACAAATCATTTGATTCCCACAAGGCTCCATCACTGGAAAAAATATTTGTACTAGAATATTTGCCGGTGCCATCCACTAGGTCAAGATACCGGCTAGTTCCAATGCTGGCACGGTTGATAGCAGTGCTCTTAAGAATACTGCTGTATTGTGTAAACGGAAATTGACTATAGTCTTCGCCGTTGACCATTCTATTTTGTGTGTAATACTGTGCCGGAGCTCGTTGTTTGATCTCAGCAATGGTTTCACGTGCCTGAGCATTGGTCACCGGCTCTGTGATTCCGCAAGTGAATGTCAATGTTTCAATCTGGCCTGTGCGACTTACATAACTGATAGGTACTGACACACTTTGCATTTCTACTGGATTGATAATGTAGGTCAGGCCGTTGCTGGCTCGTACGTAGTTACGGAATGTTCCCACAGGAATTGTGGCAAATATGCCATCGCCAAAGTTTAAAGTAATTTGGTCATTGGTTCTACTGGTCACACTGTAGATATCTCTTGTACCCGGTGCCAATTGTTCTACCGCGGCAGCATACACGCTTTGGACTTTCTCCCAATAATTGGAAACATTTCCTACGTTGTCTAATTGATATAACCAGATATCAGTATTGTTGATACCTTCAATGTTAATGGCCACAGCACGATTACTGACCCGTTCTGGCAAATTAAAATCTTGACTTTGCAGTACACCTTGTTTGAAGTAAAAGAAAAATCCTGTGTTGTTGCTAAGATATCCCTGTTGGTCATTACGGAACAACATGTTAAATCGACCGTTGGGCAAAGGCGGGGGTTCGTAAACAAAATCTGCGCCCACCGAAGTTGCATTGACCACTTCAAATGGCATGTTAACTGTGTCTATGGTGGCAGTGTATGGAATTACTGGAAGGAACCCAGGTACCAGGTTAATGGTGTATTCCTGCGTGTCTACGCCTAACAGTGTTTGTCGGTTGCCAGGATTGCCAAATTTTTGTGTGTTAATCAAGCTGGCATTGATAATGGTAGCAAACTGTTCTTGCCAATCAATATTGGTAGGATCTGCCCAATTTATAGTAATATTGGCCAAGTTAATGCCGTTGTAGTCAGTGAGATTTTCTGTAGTTGAAATAGAAAATACTTTGAGATATCCACTGGCTTCTGTGTTGCGTTTTGGAGTGTAGCTGACCAAATTGGCCAATTTAACCACACTGTCTCTACGTTCGGCAGTGTCTAGATAATTTTCACGTGTGTTTAAATCTGTGCGGAAGGCCAAACTTTGACCCATAAACGCCATGACATCCAGCAGGGCAATAAATTCTGAACTTTCAATGTAATCATTGAATGTTTCTGGGTAGTACAGACGCAAATAATCCACGAAACTCTTGCGCAGAGTTTCAAAGTCATAGCTTTGAAAGTTAGCTTCTTGGTAGGCCTGATAGATACGTTTCCAATCTTCTACCCCAAAAATTGCTGTTTGTCTTGACGTTGTGGCCATAGTTATTCCAATGTTAAAGTATTTATGGAATTAATAAAGTGGGTAGTTAAACGTAAGTGGCCGTGCGTTGTTGTTGGTCGAAAAACAGACTCAACTGTTGTGCCTGTGTACTGGGTACTACTGCTAGTCCGAGCTGTATTAACATGCCATTTTCTTGAGGAAATACCTGGATCCCGCTGATATAAACTCTAGGATCTCCGGCACATACACGTTGTATTTCTGCATAGATCAGTTCTTGTGTTTCAGGAGTTTGATTTTCAAACAAATAGTTCCAAAGCACTGTGCCATATCCAGGACGGCCTACCAGTTCACCTTGCCGTATATTAAAGGCGTTGAGTAGGTCAATTTTGATCAAATCAAAATCCACTGCTGTGAATTTTTTGTTTTGATTTATAGTGTTAAATCCAATGAATGTAGGCATGATATATTTACTCTATTAAGCCAACTGGCCCAGTGACGATGTGACTTGCCCTGCCAGTGCCGATGCTTGCCCTTGTGCTTGAGCAATCAAATCTGTTCCTTGCTGTTGTAATGCCTTTAATTTATCTTGGGCAGCACTGATATCAAGTATAGCGGCCACTGTAGGCGAGCTGGGATCAGGGTAACCAAAACTAGGTGTAGGTATCTTGCTACTGCCAAATATTTTAGCTGTGGCCACATCCACAGTGGCACGATTTACGGTGTTGCTGAATCCAGCGGCTGGTTGGGTAGCCGCTACTAAACTGTCGCTGACACCGCCTAGAATTCCACTGGCACCGGAACCTAACAAATCAGTCAACTTGGATAGGCTACTAAAATTAGGCAGACCTGCAGTCAAGCTCCCTAGACTGGGCAAGCCTGTTGTTAAACTATTCAGACTAGGCAAGCCTGCGGTTAAACTATTCAGACTAGGTAGACCAGAGGTTAGCCCGCTTAGGCTAGGCAAGTTCACACCACCAAGATTACTCAAACTGGTCAACGGATTGGTGGCACTGGTGGCAAACTGTGAGGCTTTGCCTAGAGTGTCCATGGCAGTTCGCACACTAGGTAAGCCTGGAACAACTCCTTCGATTAATGTTCCTAGACTGGGTATCCCGGGCAACTTGGAAGTTAGTGCGCCAATTGATGGCAAACTTGATGTCAGTGAACTGATTGATGGTATGCTACTGGCCCACTGTGCTGTGAGTTCTGTGCCAAACTTACCAGCATTGCCAACCAATGCACCCACACCTTCATTTACAGTGCTTTGAATTTTGTTAACCACACCAGAAAGGTCTTGCAAGCTGGCACCCACACTGTTTACAGCACCTGATGCAAGAGATTGTAAATTGGTCACCGAGGATGTGGCCAATTTGCCCAAGGGCGAGTCCTTTAAGGCCGATGTTAACTTACTGACATCAGGCAACCCTGCAGTCAAACTACTAAGGCTAGGCAAGCCGGATGTCAAACTAGATACGTCAAACGACAATCCAGTGGACGCACTCAATTGTGATAATGATAATAACCCGCTTTGTGTAAACACCTGGCCTTTGAGCGCCGATAAGGATGCAGTAACAGGAGGAGATATCACACCCGCCGCAGCTAACCCGTCAAATCCATTTTTCATTAAATTGGTCATAGCACCGGCTTGCGCCGATGCACTGTTAAGAAAATCTTTAGCACTGTTGATGCCATTGAGCCCGGTGAATATTCCTGGTGCCGACAGTACATCAGTCAACGGTGCTGGGTCAAATATAAATTGTTGCCAAGTGCCAGGTTTTACATAACCAGCTTGTTCCAACTGTTGACAGCTCAATCCAAATTGTCCAACACCTTTTTCATTGGTCATTACATTGGCGGGTTGATCTACAGAGTTAGATATCTGTGCCATGATGCCTTGGACCTGCCCGGAGCTCAAAGACCCAATTGCCGGGCTGGTAAATCCAGACGAGTTGATTGTGGCAATGTTGGCCTGTGTTATAGGGTCGGTCAACGGTGTGTTGATCAATGATGGGATCCCGGCCACTTGTGGCAATCCATTGACAATGGCCAAAACTACAGTATCGTCAACACCGGCAGTGCCGCGATCCAATCGACTCAGTGCAAATTTTGCCGCGTTTGATGTGGCTGTGGTAATACTTTGCCCGGCAGTAAATCCAGCAAAGGTTCCAGCAGCAACTTGACCGTAAAAAATAATATCAGCCTGTGTCTGCGTGGTGCCAGCTGGTGCTTCCATAGTAAATGCGGCACCTGACGGAAGAGTATAGTTGAATTGACTCATTTTGTTTTGGTAATGGTTACCCCAGCAGGTACAGCAGGTGCAGCCGGAGGAGGACTAGCAATGCCGTCACTCAGTGTAGTGGCCGAAGGAACGCCCATGTTATGATACGGATATGGTTCGTGGGCAGGAGCACGGGTTACGATGCTTTCTGTGCCAGTTGGGTTGACTACCCATCCTGTGGTATTGTTAAAACTAGAACTGGGTTGAAGATACTTGGTCAGTCCAGCTGGTGTATCTACTTCAATGCGTTGGCCGCCATTGAGCTGTATTCGACTGCCGTTGAAACTCAATTCAGAACTGGTAGCCCAGCTGCCTAACTGACTGGTTATGGCCAACACACCTGGAGTTTTCAATCCAATACCTCCTTGACTGAACATGGTCAATTTGCCTTTGTTTGATATGCTCATGTCAGCATTACTTTGCATGGTTGTGCCTTTGGTGCTTTTCATATTGATCTTGCCGCCGGCGAACATGTTGATATCTTCGTCGGCATGTAAATTTAATGTGCCTTGTGTACGTATGTTTACACTGTTAGTAGTGTACACATCCAGTGTGCCTTCTTGTCCTAGTTCAATCCAGGCTTGACCATTGGCGTGACAAATGTACAAACAATTGCCATCGTCACTCATGGTAATCTGATGACCTTTGCTGGTGCGTATACGCACAAGATTATCTTTGCCTGTCAAGTCGCCATCGTCCATGACAAAAGTATGACCGCCACGACGAGCAATCACTGTGGCAGAGTTAGGAGCCGCTGCCTTTAAATCTTTGCCAGTAATTCCTGCTTCGCCTGTAGCGGTGGCTCCAATGCCACCAAGATAGATAGCACGACCCGGCGTACTGATGCCGTAGCAATTGCTAGGACTTTCTCGTTGACTGCTACTGCCAATACTGCCGCGCACTTGGTCGTTGATCAGACCTTGTTGAAACAGTATACCAGCTAGATAGCTGTGTACTGGTTTGGGTTGTTCAAAGAATTTAGGGTTTTGACTAATTTTAGTATCTGTTACGTTGATTTCTGTAACAGGCAATCGTTCTGATCCGGTGAAATAACTGGCCTGGGTAGCATTTTGTGTCACTGCTTGAGCTTTAGGAACGGATCCTATGGCTGGAATCATGTGACTGGCATACAGGGTAGGTATACATCCTACATAGTACGGCATTGCTTCGCCCTTGACCTGCAAGATTAAAACTTGGGTTCCTAGGTCAGGCGGAGTAAACCACATGCCATAACTCTGTGGATTGCCTTGTTCAAATGCTCCAGTTCCAGCATTGGCACCAGTAGGAGTAGTTCCATAAAATGGAGGACAATAAACTACTGTTTTCCAATTGCTTTGATCGTTGGGGTCCGTTGCACCGCGATTTTGTATGTAAACTTGTAGTCGTCCAGAACGACTTGGGTCTACGTTGTTTTTGACCACGCCAATATACGAACCTGGCGGCAACGGATCTTTGTAATTGCTTGGTACTTGTGAACCTGATGGTGTTGATTCTGCCATTATGCATCATCCTTTTGTATTTTTTGTGGCCCTACCGGAGTGGCACCACTGGCCACTGCCCTATCGTACCTTGCTTGATCTGTTGCATAAAAAGAAGCAACTCGGCCATTATTTAATTGGAGTTGGCCAATCAGTGGAGGTGCTTGGTAAGTGCCATCTGGGTTTTGCGTTGGGGTATATGTGGTAGGATTTACTTCTCTGGTGATTATATCAGCGTTTGCTGGTGGTGATATATCGCCGCTAGATGTTGGAGTTGCCGGCGGTGCGGCCGGTTGTGGTTCTGCTGGGTAGTATAAGTCACCATACTCATTTTTTCTAATATTAGATACCTGGCCAGTTTCATCTTGTATGGCGTAGCCGCGAGAACCATCATCTGGAATAGTGACCTCGGTGCCTGTATTGGCACCATTTTTTAAATCTTGGGCTTCGTTTTGTGCGGTGGCACGGTCTCTACTTCCGGCTGCAGTAGGCACACCACCAGCTGTGGCTGGTCTGCCGTTGGCACCAGTGGGCGTTGGTATCTTTTTCTCAATTATAAGTTTACCCACCAGTTCCTGTTCAAAGCGACCTTTACTAAAGATATTTTTAACTGTTACGGCTTGATATGTAAAGTATTCTTGTGGTTGTCCGTTACGAGTGTTGGAATTTACGTTGACTATGCCGGTATTAAAATCATAGTCAGAAGGAGCATTAAATGCCACACTGAACATCACAGCCCGAGACTCAAAATTTATACCGCCGTCGGCATTGAATGGACTAAAGTCAAATGTTTTAGCATTTACGCCCAGTCCTGCTTCTCCTTGTTGCATCCAGGCTGGGTCGCCTACTATACGCATTCTAACCGTGCTCAACGACGAAGGGTCATACAAAAAACTGGCGCCGTTGTTTGCAGGTTCATTGGCATAGTTCTTTGCACCTACCGCTTGGTCTCGACTGGTGGCCATGTAAACATAGCGATTTTGATCACGAAAATCTGTAGTAGTATTTTTTTGTTGATCTTGGCCAATTCCGGTAAACATCAGATGAAAAGCATTGTCGTATTTTTGTTCGTAACTTAAAATTTGTGTGTTGCCACCAGTAAACCAATATTGGTACGCTTTGTGAACGCCTTTGTACTTGCTGTCGGGAAAATATTGACTGATCATTTGTGCTACAGCATAGGGTGTGACAATAAAAGTCATGCGGAATGCATGATCTCTTATGATATTGTCAAATCCAAGTTGCGTAGCGGCCACACTGATCTTGAACCATTTCATATCCCCAGTACCGGCCTTGGCACTGACTTTTTCTGTTTGTAAACCGGTTACTGGATCTGTGGCTGTGGTAATTTCAACATTTTGTTGTTCGGTAATAAAACTACTGTTGCGCATGACACTGTCAATCACTTTGAGTATTTGTGTCCCTGCTTCGATAGGCCAAGTTTGTACATCACGGTTTACACTATTTTTAGCCGTGTCAAGTTTCTCAGCTGTGGCATTGCTTTGCATAGGTGCTGTGGTTGCGTCCTGGGCACCGGGGCGTTTGATTGTGGATGCGCCCATGTATGCTGGCGCAAATTCAATGGAGTATTGATCTGGAATTTCGCGTTTCTTTTGTTTGACTAAATCTCGTTGATGTTTGTTAAGCGCATCGCATAGGCCAGTGAAAATACTTTCTTTACCGGCCACTGGGGCTGCTGATGCTTTGGGCGGGCCTTGTGGCAGTTGCGGTGCATTTTTTACTTGTGTTGCTCCAGCCCTTACTCCTTGATTGGAAATGGATTGATTAAATGTCTGAGCAAATTGGCCGCTGGCCGCTGCTGCTTGATCTCGTGCGCTTCCATTTTCTGCTACGGCTTTTGCTTCTTCTGGGGTGAGTTGATATCCTCTTGCCATAGTTTACAATCCTCCTCCGCCAAAGGCCATACCTTGGTCATTGACTGCGTTAGGGTCTGTTCCAGCAGCAATGGCGGCCTGTTCCTTCATAGGCAAGTCCTTTACCAACACAGGAGGTCGTTTCGGTGGTGCTCGTTTTGGCGTTGGACGAGCACCAGGATCGGCGGTATTTGTTCCAGCGGAGGATGCCGCTGGATTGCCATTTAATAATTGGTCCACAGTTTGTCCGGTCATGTTGAACGAAAATGGCACAGTGCCACGGTCAGTGCTACCGGCATAAGAATACGGAATGGCCACGCCAGATATTTGGTATTCAATAGCTCGATTGGCTATTGAAAATTTAATATCCAATAAACGGAAAGGATAATATTTAACAATTACTGCTTTTTGTCCATACCCGCTGTCAGATCCTTTGGCCGGTGCTACTAAATTTCCGTTGCTGTCATAACCGTAAAATTCTATAATTAAACAATACTGGGCTTCTAGGTAGTTGGGTGTGCCGCTGGCACTTGCACTTGTGCTGAGTTGTTGAGAGTTTTTATAAACCAATGTCACTGCATTATAAAGACTTTGTATCAAGGTAATCCCGTTGGGTTCAGTGACTTTGAAACGTATCTTGTTGGCTGAGTTGGCTCCAGGGTTACCACCAAAAGGTATTACACTTTCAATTTCAAGATCGTCCATGTAATAATCTACTGGGAAAGCCGGACTACGTCCTTTTACAGGTGCGCCGGCACTTTGCATGAGCAATTGCCAGCCAGAGACATTGGCCACCTGGGTGGCAATTGCGTTATTGTATTGTGTTGGGCTCAACACATACCAGCTGATACTATAAGTGTAACTGGCATACTGATCTAGTTGATTAGGCTGGGTAGAAACAAATTGATCAAGTGACGCTGCCGATGTACTGACAGCAAGTTGTCTTGTTGGGCCAGTAGGAGTTGGACTGTCATCAGGATTGACACTGGTAACTGGGTTTGTGGTCTTACCGGCTCCAGTACCACTCCGGGTTGGTGCTTGCACAGGTGAGTCATTAGACGGCCCACCTTGATTCCCTAATGCATCAACATTCTGTGACGAAAATATACTATTATTTTCAGGTCCGGTTGGGGCAGCAAACCAACTTCTTAAAAATCCGCCAGCTGGTGTGGCCTGCGTTTGGCCAATGTCTCTGGCCGGCATAGTTCCAATTGGATTTCCATTAACATCGTATTCTATTTCTGTTATCCCGGCACCACTAAAAAAGTTTGGGTTTTTTTGACGATTGGCTGGCATGTTAGAATCCTAACACTGTTTTTAATGTTTCCAATTTAGGCAAGTAAATTGTGGCACCTGCTTCAAAATCCATAGGCGGTGTTGCTAAAGTATTAGGATTGCGTTGATAGAACACCCACCATAGACCAGAGTTGCCATACAAGTCGTGCGCCAACAGATCAGGTCTGTATTGAAATGTAGTGTTGATGGTAAACAAAATGTCGTCAGTACTTTTAGGTATAGGTCTGTTGACCATAACATCTAAAAAGAACTGGCTGTATCCTGTGGCAAAATATGGGCTGGTTGCGTCATAACTCATTACCAGAACCCTCCCTTGAGCAATTGACCGTTGGCAAATCCTTTGAGACTAAATTGTGTGCTGACTTGTTGACGGCTCTGTACTGGTAGCAAGGTAATTTGCACATCTAACTTGCTGGGCACGTAGGTAGGATTATTCAACAATGATTGCAATGGCGCCAGTGCAGGATTTTGTGCTCCTGCTGGCAAGAAGGCTGCGGCCAGTCTGGTCACTGTGGGCGACACAGCATTTAGTGTTGTAGAATACAAATTCTGTAAGGGTTGTAAATTTAATCCCAGGTTATTGGGTGAGCCAGAGCTGATGTAATCAACATCGTTTGGTAAAGTGTAACTGAATTGACTGACTAAGCAAGGATGGTTATTGTACTGATAGTCACCCAGGCCACTGAGGAATACCAACGGAGGAGGTGATCCACGTTGTGCATCTTGACCGTAAAACATTTTTGTCACACTACGGAAAAAATGTATCACTGCTAGTACATAGGCCGCATCTGCGGTGCTTTGGGCAGTGAATGTGGCAGTTACGGTAAGTGCATCAGTGTAACTGTTGTTGTAAAAATATCCACGATAGTTTGAGTGGGTCAGATCGTAATTGCTGTAGTTGGCCTTGTAGGCATTGGTAATCTGTGGAGTGTACGGAAACACTACTCCGTTGGTTGTTTTCAATGGCTGTAACAATCCGGCATCGGCGGCCTTGTACAAATAATTGGCGTTTGGCGCCAATCTCAACATTACACGCCAATCGGTATTGATTGGAGGCTGTGCTGACAGGTTGCTGGTTGTCTGTTGGGCTTGGGCTTGGCCCACCATGGCTTCAGTGCGGCTGGCGTCAGCTGATGCTTGTGTTGCAGGTTCTACAAACCCGTTGCCCACAAAAACTGGATTGTTTCCTTCATCTAACGAGTAGCCTGGCAGTAAAAATCCGTTGTCGTCGTAGGCTATTTGTCCGCTGGCCGGACCAGGTTGAACTGGATTTGCTTCGGTCTTGACATCACTTATAGGAACCGCAGGTTGTTCGCCGGCGCCAGCTTGTGGATCGGGTGGATTGCCAACGGGCGCTGCAGAACGATCAACTTGGTTAGCTGATATCGGTGGGTCGTTTTGTTCGCCGTAACCTGATGTGTTTTCTACTACTGGATCTGCCATGTTAGTTTCCTATCCTATATTTACCGAGAAAATAAACCACCCAGATAATGATTAAGAGGTTGACCTTTGTGGTTTTTGTGCTACAATAAATATACTAATAGGAGAATTTAGTGTCAATTACACCCACAAGGACCCCGTCAAAAACCAATTATCTCAACAACAGAGATATCTTAAAAGAAATACATCTCAGCAAAAATTCCTACTGTGCATACCTAGATCCCGTTAGAGATCATCAGTATGATATTATCCTGCCCAGCCTGGCCAAAATTAATCAGCGCACTGTGGCCGAAGCCAGACGCAATCGTGCAGATCGACTCAAGCGTGAAGGCACTATTGTTGAGCCAAAAAAGATTCCAAACACTGAGTTAGTGTTCCGTATTACCTGCTGGGAACACATACCAATGGCGCCTAAAAAAGTGTCAAAAGCACAGGCCAAAAAGAAAAAAATTGAAGATATTTTTGAGCTAGATCTAATAGAAGAATAAGATCCCCTGGCCGAGTTGTTGGAAATTCCAGTCTTGGATGAAAAACATGTTAGATTAAATTTTCCTCCGTTTTATCATTATCGTCTAGACGACAACAAACAAACATTTCAAGTGGGCAAAAGCCATTGGATCGGCGACTTTGAAAACGGGTCTTTTTCCAAGGATCACGGACAGATGACTCGCAAGTTGGCTCACATGTTTATGAAACTGTGTGAGCGTTATGCTACTCGTAGTAACTGGAGAGGATACACCTACAATGAAGAAATGCGTGGTCAAGCCCTGCTACAACTCAGTCAAATTGGATTGCAATTTGATGAATCAAAATCGCAGAATCCTTTTGCGTATTATACTGCTGCTATCACTAACAGCTTTACTCGTATCTTGAATTTAGAAAAGAAAAATCAAAATATTCGTGACGACATGTTGGAGATGAACGGACTCAATCCTTCGTGGACTAGACAGAACGCTGGCAAGAAAGATCCAAACTTTGGCTCAGTAGTGGTTGTAACCTCAGGGGAAGACCTAGTATAATCTATAGATGACAAATCTATTTAAAAAAGCCGCGGTGTTTACCGACATTCACTTCGGCTTAAAATCAAACAGTTTGGTTCACTTGCGTGATTGCGAAGACTTTGTTGACTGGTTCATAGACACAGCCAAAAAGAACAACTGTACCACTGGATTCTTTTTGGGTGACTGGCATCACTCCAGAGCCGCTATCAACATGCAGACCTTGCATGTTAGTCTGCGCTGTTTGGAAAAGCTCAGCGCCGCGTTTGATCATTTTTACTTTATTCCAGGTAATCACGATCTCTACTATCGTGACAAACGTGATATCCACGGAGCAGAATGGGCCAGACACTTGCCCAACATCACCATTGTTAACGATTGGTTCAGTGAAGGTGACGTGGTTATTGCGCCGTGGCTTGTGGGCGATGATCACAAACGTCTACACAAATTATCTGGACAATACATGTTTGGACATTTTGAATTGCCGCATTTTAAAATGAATGCCATGGTAGAAATGCCAGACCACGGAGAAATCCAAGTCAGCAACTTTGCCGGCTTTGACAGTGTGTTCTCCGGGCACTTTCATTTACGGCAACAGAAAAAGAACATCAACTACATTGGCAATGCGTTTCCACACAACTTTGCCGACGCCGGAGATACTGCCAGAGGCATGATGATTTTAGATTGGGGCCAGGAACCAGAATATCATGCTTGGCCCAAACAGCCACTATATAAAGTACTTAAACTAAGCCAAGTGATTGATGGTGCTCCACGACTGTTGGCACCTAACATGCATGTTCGAGTAGAGCTGGACATTGATATCAGTTACGAAGAAGCTAACTTTATCAAAGAAACATTTATTAAAGACTACACTCTACGTGAAATGGCTTTGATTCCTGTTAAAAATACCGCAGTAGACTTGGACTTGGCGCCAGGTGAAATCAAGTTTGAAAGTGTAGATCAAATTGTCACAGATCAAATTACCAACATTGAATCTGAATTCTACGATCCTAAATTATTGTTAAAAATATATCAAAGTTTATAATGCACAATGTTATACCAGACCACAGCCCCGGATCAATCTATCCAGACTGGCTGCAAACTTTGGAAAAAAAATACAACATTGTAGATGTGTTTAACTTTGTTCGATATGATTATCAGTTGGACCAATTGAAACAACGATTGCTGGCTGTTAAAAAGCCTGCGTTCGATGCGCATGATCGCATTGTTGCTGTGCATTTTGATACAGATTATTATATTCAAGGGCGTGTGGGTGTAAATCTTACCAACTTGTTTACCATATGGCAAGAAGCAGACATTCCGTTTCACACCATGTTGCTGTATACCAACCACACAGGAATCCAAAAAGAAATCGATGTGCTGTGCCAGCATCGTCCTGCAATAGATCGCCCGACCATTGTTGAAACTGTTATCAATCAGCTGAGTTACCTTCCAGACACCTATGATGCAGAACCGGAATTAGATGTGGATCAGATTGAATATCACGGGCTGGCATTGATGGGTGCTCAACGCAGTCATAGGTATGCCTTGTACAATCATATAAAACAACACTGTGATCAAATAGCCATGGTAATCAAGGCTGCCACATGACGCTGATCAAATTAGACCCGTTTACTCGAGTAAACGACAGTTTTGTTCAGACTGATCGTGTTGATGCAACTCCAGTCTTGCAAGATGTGTCGCATCCACTGATAACCACCGGGCCTTCTGCTGGCGCAAATACTACACATTATTCTGCAGACTTTTATAAAAAAATTGCCTTGGATATTGTAACTGAAACTGTTTTTAACTATCCGTATCCTCGTATTTGTGAAAAAACTCTTAGGCCAATTAATTGTAAACGAATGTTTATCATTGTCGGTCCGGCGCACTCACTAAAGCTGTTGCAGTCCAGAGGGATTATGACCTTTGGAGATATTATCAATGAGTCGTACGACACCATTGAAAATCCCGAGGAAAGATTTTTGTCAGTGGTGGATGCAATTGATCAATTTTGTAAACTTGACCTAGACAAGATAAAAAACTATTACCGCAACAATCGTTGGAAATTTGATCACAACTGGCAAACAATGAAAAACTTGTTGCAGGTAGAACTACAAAAATTTGAACAGGAAAATAATAATGTATAGCGTATATCAACACTGGGATCCGTTAAAGGTCTGTTTGGTCGGGCGCACTTACCCGCCAGAGTTTTACAGTTGGATCAAGGACGCAGCCACACGAAAACGATTTGAAACCCTAGCTGAAGAAACTGAAGAGGACTATCAAGGTCTTATCAAGTTGCTGACTGAACGCTTTGGTGTTC